GCTGGCGAACGTCGTCACGACGTTGTGCGACGCGGCGCACGAATCACAGCAAGTACCGAAGCCCGACGCCGGCACCGTCGCGAAAGCGGCTTCGGCCCTGGCGAGTAATTCGCTCTTCATGGCCGAGCAAGTGACCGCGATGTCGATCAAGTCGAGCGGCCTCAAGATCGCAAGCGTGCGCGCCCGGACCATTCAGCAGATCAAGAGCACGCCGGGCCTCACGGTATGGGAGGGCGGCGAGACGTTCGAGGAGATCGGCGGCTCGGAGAATATCAAGCGGTTTTGCCAGCTCATCGCGAAGGGCAACAACCGGCCGAACGTGATCGCGTTCATCGACGAGATCGAAAAGCAGTTCGGCGGATACGGCTCCGATAGTTCGGGCACGAGCCAGCATCAGATGGCGGCGATTCTCCAAGAGATGACGGACACCGACGCGACGGGCTTCATCGAGTACGGGCAACCGGGCACCGGCAAAACGAAGCTCGCGAAAGCGCTCGCGCGCGAAGTCGATACGTTCGTGCTGAAGCTCGATCTCGGCAACATGAAGCACAAGCACGTCGGCGAGAGCGAGAGCCGCACGGCCGCCGTGCTGAAGATCATCCGCGAGATCGGTCAAGGCCGCGTGCTGTGGGTAGCGACGAGCAACGGGCTCGTGAACTTGCCCGGCGAGCTAAAGTCGCGCTTCCGGCTCGGCACGTTTTTCTTTGACTTGCCCGGCGCGGAGGAGCGCGAGGCGATCTGGCGCGTGCACGAGGCCCGGTACAAGCTCACGGGCGAGCAGCTCGCCGAACGGCCGGCGGATGAGGGATGGACCGGCCGCGAGATCGAGGCGTGCTGTGCGAACGCCTACGGCCTGAAGCTCACTCTTCTCGAAGCCTCGAAGTTCATCGTGCCGATCTCGGTGAGCGATCACGAGCGGATCGTGCAACGCCGGCAAGAGGCGCATAACCGCTACATCTCGGCGGCGTACTCGGGTACGTATCGCTCGCCGCACAGCGTCGAGGAGGCCGAGCAAGTGCTTCGCTCGCCGGCGGCCCGCGCGTTCACGGTTCGCGAGAGCTAGGGGGCGATCATGAGTCACGTTTCACTTGTGCCCGAGTGCACCATTCAACCGGATCAGCTCGACGTGTTCGCCGAGGCGTGCGTCGAGCTGGGCGCGGAGTTCATGCGCGATCAGACAAGCTTCGCGTGGTTCGGCCGATGGGTGAACGATTACCACGGGGCCGACGCCGCATACCGCACGATCGATCCGGCGACGTTCGGCACGTGCGCGCACGCCGTACGCGTGCCCGGCGCGACGTACGAAGTCGGGCTCGTCAAGATGCCCGACGGCACGTTCCGATTGATGTACGACAATTGGAGCGGCGGCGGAGGGCTGCACGCGAAACTGGGCAAGCAGCTCTCCGGGCTCCGCCGCACGTTCGCGACGCGGTGCGCCGAGCGCCAGCTCCGACGCGAGGGCCGGCGCACGCGCCGGGAGATCGAGGCCGACGGCACGACGACGATCGTCGTTGACTGCTAGCGCCGGCGAGCCGGCGGAGAGACGAGGGACGTATGCCACAGATTCGCGTAAACATCGGGCACGACGGGAAAGTCACGATCAAAACGAAGGGCTTCCGGGGGAAGGCGTGCTTGAAGGCGACGGCGGGCCTTGAGCGCGCGCTCGGCGGCTCGCTCGAACGCACGGCAACCTCGGAGATGAGGCTCAGCGAGACGGCCTCAGAACGGAGCCACGATGTCGAGCAATAAGCTTCGCGTGCGCGTCGGCGAGGATGGCGCGCTCAGCTTCATCTATGACGATCGGCTCGCGTGTCTCCTGGCGCTCGGGCCGTCGAGCACCACGCGCGCGAGCCACGTCGAGCCGGCCGCCGGCGACGGCGTGCGAACGGTCACGGGCGGATGGATTGCGGACATGAGCCCGAGCGGCGGGCCGGTGCTTCGGCAGAGCAACGGCGAGCCGTTTCTCACACGTCAACACGCGCTCGACGCCGAGCGCGCGTGGCTGATCGACAACCGGAACTTGTAACGCGCCGGCCCGCGCCGGCAGGGAGTGACGCATCATGGCAAACAGACCGACACCGGACACGCCGAGCGTTTCGCTTGAGCAGCTACCGGACATCAACGCCGCGACGATCGCGATCTCGATCTCGATGGAGCACTTTTACAATCGGCGGCGCGTGTCGTCGTCGATTGTCGGCGACGGCAGCTCGACGCCGGTTGCGGGCACGGTGGCCGAGGCGATCAAACGCGATACGACGCTCTTCGGCGTCACAAAGCGACTGCTCGACTGCGACGAGCTGCGCGCGATTAATCACGAGCAAGCGGCCGTGAAAGAGTGGACGTACCGCACGGCACTTCCGTCGTTTCTCAAGCCGGGGATCCACTTGATCCCGATCGCGCTCGTGACGCGCTTCGAGGAGGAGCTAAAGGATCGCAAGGCGCGGATCGCCGGCCACGTCGAGCTGCTCGCGGCCGTGCTCGAAGAGCGGATCGAAGCGATGAAGCCGCGCCTCGCCGATCAGTTCAACCGGGCCGATTATCCGAGCGTCGAAGAGCTGCGCGAGGGCTTCTCGCTCACGTGGCGCTATCTCAAGCTCACGGCCGACGATCGGCTCGAAACGCTCTCGCCGGCGCTCTTCGAGGAGCAACGGCAGATCATCTCGAACGCCGCGCAAGAGACGGCGCGCGAGGTTCGCGGGCTCATCCGGGCGCAAGCGTTCGAGGCCGTCAAGCGGCTCTCCGAGCGCCTCGACGCCGTGACGAGCAAAACGGGCCGGCCGTCGCACGTGCACGATTCGGCCGTGTCGGCTCTGCATGAGTTTCTTTCGCTCGTGCCGCATCGCAACGTGACGGGCGACGCGAAGCTCACGAAGGCGCTCGAACAGCTTCAGGCGAGCATGCAGGGCGTAACGGCCGAGCAGCTCAACGACGATCAGGCGCTCCGCGCGAAGATGGCCGGCCTCATGGGCGACGTGGCCGGCAAGCTCGAAGCGCTCGTGCAAGAGGCTCCGGTGCGCTCGATGAAGTTCCGCAACGAGGCCGCGTGATGGCGTTCAATCGCGCGGCGTATCGCGTGCACGGGATGACGACGAGCGCCGGGCCGCGCCCGGCGCGGAAGTGGTACAGCGAGCGCGCCGTGCGCGACTTGCTCGACACGGTGCGCGATCTTGCCGATCACGTCGAGGAGATGGGCTGCACGTGCGGCCCTGGCGTGCGCGAGCGGCACGGGCACGGTCGCGAGTGCATGGGCGTCGGCTATGCGCGCAAGGCGCGTCGCCAGCTTGCCACGTGGCGACGGAGGCTCGATGTCTAAGCGCATCGCACCGGAGCCGCCGCCGCCGGCCGTCAGTGCTCGCCCGAAGTGCGCCGGATGCCGTCGCGCGCTCCGGCCGCACTTCGAGCCGACGAGCAGCGGCGGCAAACGCCTCGGCGGGGGCGCGTGGCTCACGTTCTCGCCGGGCCGGGATCCGTTCGGCTGGTTCGGCAAGTACGTCGGGTATCCGCGCGACGCGCCGATCTTCTGTCGGATGGATTGCGCGCTCGCGTTTGCCGTGTACGTCTATCGCGAGCTGAAAGCCGGCAAACTGAGGAGGAGCGGATGAGCCCAAACGAGCCGGCCCGCGAGATCAGTCGCGAGGCCGAGGCGCTGTACCTCAACGATCCCGTGTTTCATGCGATGACGCACGCGATCGGCGGTTGCTTGGCGACGTACTCCGAGGCGCTAATCCTCGACGCGGTTCGCATCGCGGCCGAGCGTGCGACGCATCTCGATCGCCGGCCGCGCGGATACTTTTGTGCTCACTGCAAGATGCTCTGGCCGCTAGGAGGGCCGCGATCATGAGCCGCAAGCAAGCGAAGTATACGATCGCCCGGCGCACGGTGACACGCGGCGGCGCGATCGTCGTCGAGAAGTTCCGGCGATGCTCGGCGTGTAAACATATCAACGGGCTAACGCTCGTCGTGTGCCGGCGATGCGGAGCCGAGATGCGAAAGCCGCCGCGACGCGGCCCGCTCGCGCCCGACGTGCAGCTCAAGATCGCCGAGCAGCAGCTTCGAGATTGGCAACGACGCCTCACGCGGGCGACAACCGGGATCAAGGCCGCGATGGCGCGCGTGCAGAAACTTCGTACCGCGATTGCCGTCGCCGTCGCCGTGCGACAGGAGCGCGCGAAACAGCAAACGATCCTCGCCGGGGGCCGCTCGATGCGGATCCGGCCCGAGGCAACGCCGGAGCCCGAGGGCTCCATCGGAGGGACAAATGCCGCTCAATGACTTCGTGAAGCAGTTCGAGGCAACCGTCGGCGTGCTCAACGCCGAGCGGTTATGGATCATCGTGTCGATCGTCGGCGTGATCGTCGTGATGCTGGCGCTTGAGAACGCGCTTCGGGAGCGTAAGCGATGAGAGCCGATCGCGCCGAGCTGCCTACGTATGCGCGGGAGCGGTTGCGCCGCCGATGGCGAGGCTTCGAGCTGCTCGCGTTTGTGGGGCTCTGGCTCGTTGTCCTGGCGGTACAAGTCGCGTGGGCGGGCGCGCTCGTCTATATCGTGTGGCACTTCATCGCGAAGTACTGGTGATGGGCGGCACGCTTCGCGCATCGGAGGCCGTCGCGTACGCGAATCAAGTGCGACGGCTCGGGCTTTCGACGCTGGCGGATTTTCTCGAAGAGGTTGCGGCCGATGCGATTCGGACGCCGCCGATCTCGCCGACGGAGATCGTCGAGGTTCGCGTCGAGTTTGTCGGAGGCGAGCTTCGGCATTCGGCCCTCGTGTGCGGAAATCTCGCGCGTAGGCTGATCGCGGAATGCCTCGCCGGCCTCGACGGCGACGCGCGCGCAAAAGAGCTTGCGCGACTCACCGGCGGTGCACTGCTCCGCCGTTTGTAATACAATGCCGGGCTTCCGGAGAGCACAGACGAACATGGGCAGACCACAGAAGCGCCGACGCGGCCCGCGCTCCGCCTACGGGCCGAAAACGGAAACGCTCAACCTCCGCGTGACGAAGGTGGCAAAGAGCCTCGTCACGATGGGCACCGAGCGCGACGGCTTGAGCGAAAGCGACTGGTGCGAGGCGAAGTTTCGCGGCGAGGATCCGGCGCGCGTCGCGGCAAAGCTCCGGGCCGACGAAGAGCGAGAGCAGCTCGCAACCGAGGAGGCATGATGCATCGTGTCGAAGTCACGTACGAAGCCGCGCCACTGCACTATGCGCCCGAGCGGCCGGGCGGGCACTTTGTCGTCGAAGTGCCGCCGATTGCGAAAACGGTGCTCAAGAGCGGCGGGATTCGCGTCACGTATTACCGCACATTGAGCGATGACGAGCTTGCCGGCGAGCTGCGCCTCCTGGCGCGGCGCGAAGAGCAGCTCGCGCCGATCCCGCCGCGCATCGATCGGCGCGTCTATGGCGTGCCGTATCTGACGCCGGTACTCGCGACGATCGCGCGACTCGACGAATTGATCGACATCGACGGGGATTGACGGGATAGGAGGGAGCCGGCAGCTTCCGGCAGAAAGCCGCCGGCTCCTCGGCGAGCTGTGAGAATGCAGCTCACCGGACGCGCGCCAAATGGTACCACGAGGCCGCGTAGCGATCGAAACCCCTGCCCGGTAGCGGAGGGAGCCCACGTGTCAAAGAAACGCGCCAGCAAGCCGCCGGCGAGCCCGAGCACGTCTCTCGTGCACCGGCCGCCGGCCTCGGCCGCCGACGTGCCCGTGCGCGTCGAGATCGTGACGCCAACTTCCGGCCCGGCGAGCGTCTTGCCAGATTTGAGAACGGTTGAGCCTCGCGAAGATCTGCAACCGATGGATCCGGCGGCCGTGTACTTCGGCGGCACCGGCCTCGCCGATCATTCGTTCACAAAGCGCCAGCAATCGATCCTGCTGAAGCCCGTCGATCTCGCGGAGCTTGACGTGCTCCCGACGGGCGAGGTCTACATGAGCGCCGTGCACGTGCGCCGGCGACTGTGGGCGGCGTTCGGCGTCGGTGCGTTCGGGCAGCGGCCGCGCTCGATGCCGAAGCAACAAGGCTCGACCGTCATGCAATTGTGGGAGCTGGTGATCCTGGGGCGATCGGTCGATACGACGTGGGGCGAGGCCGAGTACCACGAGGATAACGTGCGGATGTCGTATGCGAGCGCGCTCGAAGCTGCGAAAAGCAACGCGCTCACGCGAAGCTGTAAGGTGCTCGGCGTGGGCTCCGAATGCTGGGATCGAAAGTTTTGCGCCGACTACCTCGCAACGCACGCCGTGAAAGTGCACCGGCACAAGGTGAAAGATCCGCGCTACGCGTGGCAGTGGCGACGGCTCCACGCGCCGTCGTTCTATGACGAGGATGCCGTCGCCGAGGATATGCCGCGCGACGTGATCGCGACGTGGCACGCGAGCCGGGCCGAGCAACCGCGCGTCGAGGCGCAACCGAGCGCGGCGGATCTTGACAAGCCGCTCACCGAGCCACAGCTCGCGCGACTGTGGGGATTGATGCGCGCGCACCACGTGACGATCGAGGCGTTGCACGACTATCTCGGTAAGCACTACGCGTACACCGTGCGCGGCAAGGCGAAGCCGAGCGGCCGATTGATCAAGCGTCTGGATGCCGACGCAATCGAGGCATGGATCGCCAATGGCGGCGCGTAATCGGTTCGATCCCGTCGAGCATCGGTACTTCGCCGGCGCGCGCGAGCTGATCTCGGTAACGACGCTCCTCAAAAACGAGGGCCGGATCGACGATCGATACTTCACCGAAGAGAGCCGCGAGCGCGGCTCGTGGGTCCATGCGCGGGCGACGGAGATCGATCTCGGTTTGCCCGTGCGCGACACGGTGAAACGGTTCGACGATGCCGGCGTGTGGATCGGCGATCTCGTTGCGCCGGAAGAGTGGCGGGCGCGCCTCGACGGGTACCTCGCGTTTCGCTCGCTGGTACCGTTGTCATTCCTGACGGTCGAGGAGCCGATCTTTCGTCCCGATCTCGGGCTCGGCGGCCGGCCCGATCGTACCTTCGAGCTGCGCGGCCGCGCCGGGATCCTCGACATCAAAACCGGGCCGCGCGAGACGTGGCACGGCGTACAGATGGCGCTATACGACGTAATGCTCGGCGGCCTCCCGCCGGGCACTCGGCACCGCGCCGGCGTGTATCTCGACGAGCGCGGCGGTTTCACGTTTCATCTTTTCGACAGTCGCGAGGATGTCGTCGAGGCCTTCAACCTCGCGGCCCTCGCAAGGGAGCGTTTCGCATGACGACAAACGAACGCGTGATCGTGGATGTCACTCCGGCAAACATCGAGGGCGGTGCGACGGCCGAGGCCGGCGCAATGGCGCTCGTCAAGATCGCCGATGTCGAGCAACGCCTCGCGGCCTCCGAGCACTTGCGCGGGATCCGGCTGCTCAAGCGGAAGATCGAAGCGCATTACGACGCGATTAAGCGGCCGCTCCTCGACACGATCTCGAAGGTGCGCCGAATGGAGGCCGACGATCTCCGGCCTGTCGTGCAAGCCGACGCTCACCTTGTGCGCGTGCTGAGCGAGTTCGATCGGGCCGAGGCCGATCGTAAGGCACGGGAGCTGCGCGCCCGAGAAGAGGAGGAGCGCAAAAAGCTCGAAGCCCGGCGACACGAGGAGGCCGAGGCCCTCCGCCGGGCCGCGCGCGAAGAGGAGGACGCACGCAACCGCCGGGCGCTCCACGCACAAGCTCGCGCCGTTGAGGCTGCGCCGATCGTGCCCGTAGTCGCGCCGTCGAACGGCGGCGGCCCGGTGAACGTCGCCGGCGTCAGCTCGACGCGCAAGTATCGGGCGCACGTGACCGATAGGCGGGCGGCGATCCTGGCGGCGGCCGCCGGCGAGCTGCTCCGGGCAACCTACGGCCTCGTACCGCCCGTGCAAGGCCGCGATGAAGTCGAAGCGTTTCTCCGGCGGTTCATGGGCGGCGATAGCGCAACGCCGTTGCCGTTCGAGGCGATCGACATCAGCGAGCCGATCCTCAATCAACTCGCGAAGCGGCTCGAATCATCGCTCGTCGCGCCCGGCGTGCACGCGGTGACGGTGGATGGTTTCAGCGTGCGCCGGTAGTCGGCGCGAGGAGGATCGCAAAATGTGGACGATCGCAAAGGTAGGCCGGCAGGGCTTACGCGACACCGAGCACGACATCGCACCGCCGCTCTTGAAGGCGATTACGATCCCGATCGAGTTCGACGATACCGGGCTTCGTATTCAACTCGCGATCTATTTCGGCGTGCCGCGTTGCATGCCGGCCTCGGCGGTCACTGATTTTGACTTGGCACAAGCCGCGCACACGATCGTCGAGCGCCTCGAAGCGAAGGATCAGCTCGCCGGGCTGAGGGAGGAGCGCGACGATCTCCGAGCGCGGTATGAGATCTTGAGGCGCGAAAGAGACAAGGCGACAGCGGAGAGAGACAAGGCGACAGAGCGCCTCGATGCGATCGAGAAACTGATCACGTCGGCGGCGCAATGGTTTCGTGGGCCGCGCCGGTGAGCCTCGACGCCGTGGCCGTCGCGCTTCGAGCCGGTCGAATCTCTCCGATCGAGAAGCTCGCGCTCATCTTTCTCGCGAACGCCTACGCCGACGAGTACGGCGTCGGGCGCATCCCGACGGGCGACGAGTACGACGATCTTCCGCGCTTCATCGGCTGCACGCCGCACGAGGCGACGTACGCGGTAAAGCGACTCTTCGAGGCCGGCGTGTTGCGACGCGTCCCGGCACCGGCGATGCTCTTTGCCGAAGAGTCGCATGCCGGGATTTGGTTTCAACTGGTCGAGCAACCGACGCTCGCCGAGATCGACGGAGGCCGCACACGTGCCGCCGGCGAATAGTCTCGACGCAACGCTCACAGTGATCGAGCTGATCGAACATCCGCGATCGCCGCTCAAGATGGCCGAGCGCTTCGCGTTGCTCCTCCTCGCCGGGCGCGTGAATCACTCGCGCGGCGACTGGCGCGTGTGGCCGAGTCTCGATAAGCTCGCGACGGGTATGCACGCCTCGAAAGATACGACACGACGCGCGTTGCGCGGGCTCACTGAGGCCGGCTTGCTCTCGCTCGTACGTATCGGCAACGGGCGCGGAAACCCGACGGTGTACCAGCTCGAAAGGGTAGCGCTGTGCAACCTTTTACGAGAGCTGAAAGGATCGCAAACGGCCCGAGAAAGGGTAGCAACCGAGGCTCACCTTAAGAGCAACACGAAAGTACAAGTACAACACGAAGTACAAGACGGCCTCGCGAGCGCAAACGCGCTCGCCGAACTGTGGAACGGCATCGTAACGAGGCCGATCCCGAAAGTGCGGATCCCGCTCTCACCGGATCGCGTACGCGCGTACGCTCGGGCATGGCCGTCGATGAAGCCCGACGAGTGGCGGCTCACCTTCGAGCACGTCAACGGCGAGAGCTGGTGCCGGGCTCCTGGCGTCGGCGAGCATCCGAATTGGACCGAAACGCTCGATCGGATTGTGAGCAAGCCGGGGATCTGGCAACGGCACTTTGAAAAAGCCACGTCGGGCGCTGGAGGGGCCGTGGTGCCACGATCGCGCGCCGAGGCGTATCGACATACCCAAGCGAGCAACGCGGCCGCCGTAGCGGGCTTGCCGGCGTTTTTCGTCGGAGGGCGAAACGATGAAGCCGAGGACTAAGGGCATTCTCGCGTTGACTGGTCGCTTCACGGTCGGCGATGAGACTTTCGGCAATCTCAACGGCCACGCTACCGGCGAGCCGATCATCGTGAGGCGGATTGTCGCGCGGAAGGCGTGGGCACGCTGGCTCCGCGCGCATCTCGACGCGGAGGGCGTACGGCTGGCGGAACAGCGGATCGCATGGGACATCGACAGGGGCCGGCCGATCACGTACGCAGCAGTGGAGATCGATCCGATGAAAGTCAAGAGGGCACCGTGCGAAATCTCACTGAGGTAATCTTCGGGCTCACCGCGATCGGCATTACAGCGGCGGCGGCCGCTCGCATGGTGTCGATCGTGATGAAGCGGGCGCGATGGTATCCGTCGCTTGTGTGGGCGAGCTACGTGCTCGCGTGGGGGCTCCTGGCGGCGTACTGCGCGTACTGGCAGCTTCACGCGTTCCACGGCTGGGGCGCGCTCCTCAACGGCGGGCAGTGTGCGCCGGCACCGGGGGCGTTCTAGCGTGGCCGGCAAGATGCCGCCGAGGCCGGCTCAGGCGTACCCCGATTGCCCGCACTGCTCGTACGGGCTTTTCACGGTGCGACAGACGCGACGCGTCGAGCCTCGGCCCTTATGGACGCACGAGCGGGCACAGCTTACCGATACCGAGCGTGAGCAATTGCCCGAGGGCTCGACAAATCACGACTTGATCCGGCTCCGGCAACCGAATCGACCGATGCCGCCGACGTTCGAGGATGACACGGCTGCCGCGTGTCTATGCCCGGCCGGGCGCGCCAAGCTGCGCGAGTATGTGCGCTTGATTGGGATGGAGCGGCTCGTTACGCAAGAGGAGATCGATCAACTCTGGCCGGGCGGCCCGCCGCGCGAAGAGACGCGAAGCGCCGCGCTCGAAGCCGCCGGCATCCCGCCGCTCTGCTGGGAGTGGACGATCGAGAGCTACCGGAAACGCTTCGGGAAGGATCGCGGCACGCGCGCGTTGCTCCGACAAGCCGACGACTGGCTCAAGGCGACACCGGGACACCGTACCGACGTGGTGATCTTCGGGCCGCACGGCACCGGGAAAACCGGCCTCGCGATCGGGATGCTCATCGAGTGCATCGAGCACAACGAGCGCGCCCGACTCGAAGATGCGCGCCGGCTCTTCATGGGATGGCGCGAGACGTTCCGCGAGGATGCGACGATGAGCGAGGAGCGGTACCTCGCGCAGTGGGAGAGCGTGCCGACGCTCATCCTCGACGAAGTGCAAGAGGGCTCTGACAAGTCGCGGCCGGTGCTTCAGCTCCTCATTGATCGCCGGCAGAAAATGCGGCGGCCCTCGGTGCTCGTGCTCAACGTGCCCGAGGATTGCGCCGACACAACGAGCGCGCAACCGTATCTCGCACAGCAGCTCGGGCCGGCGCTCTTCGATCGGCTCCGCGAGCGCGCGCAATTTTGGGCGCTCCTCGGAGCCTCACGTCGGCAAGCGCTTGTCCTGGCGTTCGATGGCAAGAGTCGCGAAGAAAAGCACGAGGCCGAATGATGCGCGAGTTGTGGTATTCGGTGACGGGGTACGGCTTCGCCGGCATGCTCCTCGTGAACGCGATACTTTTCGGCACCGTGTTCGCAGAAAAAAACTTCGCCGATCACTGCTACATCGCGGCGCTCGTGCTGTGCGGGATCACGAGCGAGATCCGGCGCGCCTCGAAACAACGAGCGAAGGGGGATTGATGGCAAAAACGATCACGCGCGCGGCGACAAACGGCAAGCCGGCAAAGTCGGACACGTGGCGCACGCCGCGCGAGCTGTTCGAGGCGCTTAACGCGGAGTTTAGTTTCGCGTGGGATTTGGCGGCGGATAAAAGCAACCATCTCGCGCCGGAGTGGTTCGGTCCTGGCAGCTCGTCGGAAGTGAACGCGCTCGCGTCCGATCTAGATTGGGAAGTCGAGATCGTGAACTATGCGAAGCCGCCGGCGCGGATCTATTGGGCGTTTCTCAATCCGCCGTACTCCGCCAAACTGATCAAGCCATTCATGGCGAAAGTGCGCGATACGATGGCGCGCTCGACACGCCTCGGGATCGTGACGCTCACGCCCGACGATCATTCGACGCAATGGTACCGTGCGCTCGACGGCGCGGCGGAGCTGCGACGGATACCTCACCGCGTGCCGTACTTGAAGCCCGTCGGGCGCACACTCGCGCTCGCCGGCGCAATGTTTCCGAGCTGTGTCGGGATCTTCCGGCCTCAGATCGGCGTATGGCATCCGCACGCGCCGCGCGTCGTCGCGTGGAGCTGGAAAGGCGTCGAGCATCGGCTCCGGGCCGCCGCGTTGCATGAGCGGCTCCGTCGGGCCTCGGAGGGGGAGTAATGCCACAGATCCTCGCGTCGGTGTATGCCGATACCGTGGGCGTCGGGCGATGCCGTGATGAGGCGTGCGGCGCGCGTATCACGTGGGCCGAGAACGTCGTGACACATCGGCGCATGCCGTTCGATGGCGAGCTTGTCGCGATCCGCACGAGCACCGAGCCGGCGACGGGCCGGCAGATCTGGCACGTGGATCTCGATCAGAATCACTGGCGGTCGTGCCCTGGCTCCGACAAGTTTCGTCGCGGCCGCGTGAAGTCGTAATACAATTACGGCTCGCACCGATGGCAACGATCACGATGAATCGCGCGGAGCTGGCGGCGTTTCGTCGCCGGCATCGAGGGCCGGAGCTGGCGGCTCTCCCGTTCGCCGAGGCGATCCCGAAGCCGCCGAAGTGGCGGAGCGGCCGCGCCCGGCATGAGGCCGGGCAGGAAAAAGGCGCGCTCCTGAAGTGGCAGCTCGATCGGATGGCGGCGGCGGATCCGCGCTTCGCCGGTGCGCTCTGCGAGGTTCGGTTTCATCCGATCCGGAAGTGGCGGCTCGATGTCGCGATCTTCCGGCTCAAGATCGGCGTGGAGATTCACGGCGGCGTATTCCTGAAGCCTCGGCGGGACGATCCGAACGCCCGAGGCGCACACTCGCGCGGCGCGCAACAAGTGAAAGATTGGGAGAAAGCAAACGCCGCACAGATCGCCGGTTGGATCGTGTTGAACGTGTTGCCCGAGTGGATCCCGAAAGGGATCGCGCTTCAATTGGTCGAACATGCGGTCAACGCGCGGGAGCCTCGATGCCGCTAGTGCTGTTCGTGATGGCGTGCATCGTGGCGATCGTGTTCGCCGGCGCGTGCGATCGCATCGAGCGGAAACTCGATCGGCTCCTGGCATTACACGAGCGGCTCGAAACCGAGTCGCGCGACGAAGAGGCGACGTAACGCGTTTTCCGAAAACCCGTACGCGAGTACGAGTGAGGAGCAAACAATGAGCGACAAAGTACCGGCAGTGACGTTCGACTTCAACCTCGGCGATCGGGCACGTGACAAGCTATCGGGCCTCGTGGGGATCGTCACGTCTCGCGCCGATCACTTCACTGGATGCAAGCGGTACTGGCTCACGCCGCAAGAGCTGAAGGACGGCAAGCCCGTCGATGGTTTGTGGGTAGACGACGAGCTGTGCGAGCTGGTCGAGGCGGGCGTGCTCAAACCGAAGCCGATCGCGACGAGCGGGCCGATCGGGCAACCGTCGAGCGCGCCGCGCATGCCGAGGCCGTAAACGCGCGTATACCGAGCCCGTAAAAACGAGGAGGGACTGATCATGCTGCACGATCCTATTTGGTTTCACTCCGCCGGCCCACTGGTGTCGCTCGCGTGGCTCGTGCGGATTGTCGCGGCGATCTTTTGCGCGTGGAGCTACTTTCGCGATCGCGGGCCTGACGTGACCGTGTGGCTCCTCCTGGCGCTCCTGTTCGCGTTTTTCTGAAGGGTACGAAGGCCGACGCGGATCGGCTTCTCACGTGGCGATACAACGAGGAGGACGCAATGAGACAACGAAAGGGCGGCGCGCTCGTGCTGGAGCTAACGCACGAGTGTAATTTTCTGGCGTCGGCGCTCGGCATCGTGGCCGTGCTCGCCGACAAGCACGGGGATCGGATCTCGGAGCTGCGCTCAATTCACACGCTCGGCGAGATGGCGCATAAGCGGCTCAATGAGCAGCTCGTCGAGGCGTCGCTCGCGAATCAAGAGAAACAGAAAGCGGCCGCCAGCGTCCCGGCCTCGGGCACGTTGCCGATCGACAACCGCGAGAAAGGACAAGCGATCGAGCATGCCGAGATGGGGCAACCGAGCTTGTCGGAAGCATGAGCGCGATCAGCGACGGCCCGGTCGAGCATCAACAAGATCCGGCGCGCGCGAAAACGCTCGCCGCGTTGAAGCCGATCCTCACAAGCACCGCGTTTATGTGCGATCTCGATGCGCTCTCCGCCGACGTGATCCGGCTGCTCTCCGACTTCGCCGAGGAGCACTTCGATCAATTGATCGGCACGCTTGGGCAAGAGACGCACTTGCCGACGGTGCTCGATATGCTCCTCGGCTGGATCGCCGGCTTTGGCGATGCTGGCGGCGACGGCCCGACGACGCCGACGATCGGGATCGCGGCGCAACGGATCCTCGTGATCAGCTTCGTTGCGGGCTGGTCCGTCGATAACTCCGCGCGGCTTCACCGAAGCAAGGTGCAATGATGAGCGACAAGATCACGCTCGCACCGGCGCGCGGGCTTCAGATACCCGAGATCACGCGCCGATCGTTCGAGCTGCGCCCGATCGGCTTGAAGGTGCTCCGCGCGCCGACGTTCGAGGAGGCCGAGGCGCTCGGGCACTTCATCGTCAAAGTACACGGCGGGATCGCGTGGATCGCCGGCGATTGGGCGAATACGTGCGAGGATCGCTTCGGCGAAGAGAGCGCACAGCTCCTCGACGCGACAGGATGGGAGTATGAGACGTTGCAGCAGTACCGGCGCGTTTGTGCGGCGGTGCCGTACGAGCGCCGGCAAGCGGATCTCTCCTTCGCTCATCATCGCGAGGTTGCGGATCTCAAAACCGAGGCTCAACAACTCCGCTGGCTCGGAAAAGCGCGCGAAGAAAACTGGTCGAGCGCCCGGCTCCGACGAGAGCTAAACAAGTCGAAGGATCCGGAGAAAGCGAAACTATGGGTACTCGTCGAGTGCAAGAGCCCGGCGGATCAGGAAGCCCTGATCGAACGGCTCACAGTCGAGGGCCGCACGTGCAAAGCGGTCGAGCGGTAATCGATCTCCTGGCGCGCCGCGCGCTTCAAGCGCTCATCCGTTCGTGGAGAGTGCGCGCGCAATGGCCGTTGTGTGATGGCGGCCCGGCGACGTTCAACGAGCGTCGAGCGCTCCTGAGCTGCGCGACGGCCCTCGAAGTGGCGATCATGCGGGATTGCGACGAGGGCGTCGCGATGGAGGGCGGGCTTATGGCGAGACGCTGGTCGGAAGTGGAGGCCGGTATGAGCGATTCAGATCCGGCGACGACGAGAGCCGAGCGCATCGTACACGCGGCGCACGTGGCATATGCGGCGCATCGGACGGAAGGCGTAATGGCCGACGGCGTGGATCGCGCACGGGCCGAGGAGCGCGCGCGCGAGGCGAGCCTCGAAGCGCTGTGGGAGGCCGTGCGATCGCGATCATGATGCGCCGCAAAGAAAGGCCCATGAAGGCGAGCGATCATCCTGGCTTGCCGCTCGCAAAGCCGGAGCGCCGAAGCAAGCAGAAACGGCGCGAGGAGCGCCAGCTCGCCGAGGCGCGCGACGAGTGCCGGCGCGTGAGTTTCCATCGAGCCGGCGGCCGGTGCGAGCATTGCGGCGAAATGCTGTATTACAAAACGCCGAATCCGTTCAAGCTCGCGCACGTGCACGAGGAGCCGCCGCGCTCGCTCGGCGGCGATCCGACGGATCCGACGTGTACCGTCTGCGTGTGCTGGAAATGCCACGAGAAGATCACGCGGCACGAGCTAGACGTGATCCTGCTGTTCAAGGGCGTTACGGATATCAGCATGCGCGGGCTCGCCGAGGCCGCCGAGCGCGTCGTCAAGTTTCAACCGCGTTTGCCGGAGTGCACCGATCATGAGCGGTACGCTTGAAGTCGGCGCGAGTGTGCGCGAGACGAGTACCGGGTATTACTGGTGCGTGACGGATCTCTTCGATCGCGCCGGCGTACCGCACGTCGGCTTGCTTGCGGTGAGCGGGAAGCGTGTCGTGCTCACGCGCGACGAGTACGGCCGCCGGTTCGACGACTACCGGCCCGCCGCGCCGGCGAAGCCGCTCGCGTTACCGGAGAACTTCTAAATCATGGGCCTCGCACCATTCGAGAAAGCGACGAAGGCGCTCGCGACGTTCGGCGAGTCGCTCGGCACCGTCGGCGCGGCCGTGGGCGTCGCGGCCGGCGCGTTCAACACTCTGGCGAATGCTTTCCGGGGGCCGGCGGCTCCTGGCGGCGTGATCGACGCCGAGGCGCACATGCTCCTCGAAGAGATACGGGCATCGGGCGACGCACATTCACAGCTCGCGCGCTCCTGGCTCGTTGATCATGGCATCGATCCTGATGCGCCATATCCCGTGGTTCATGCGATGACGCACGCGATTCTCGGTGCCGGTGCCGAGGGGCCGCAAGGTGGCACCGGCGTTGTAGCGCCGAGAGCCGCACGGAAGCCCGTCGAGCCGAGGCCCGCGCCCGCGCGATCGTTCGGGAGGCTTCGAGAATGAAGCCCACGATCAAGCGCTATCGGATCGAGGTATTCCGGATCGGCGGCGGCATGATGGTCGAGCGCGTACCGGACAAGTCGCGCACGTTCGAGACGCCGCTCGCGCGGAAGTGCGACGCCGAGAAAGCGGCCGCGATCGAGCTTGACGGCGCGCTCCGATCAAACGAGTTTTTCCGACTCTACCGGGCATGAGGAGGCGCGATGCAGTGGTATCACTGGTTTCTGGCGGGCGCGGCGTGCGGCCTGTTCGCGCACGTGCTCGTCGCGATCGCTCGCTCCTGGCGCGATGCGCGCGCGGCCGATCGGGCGCTCAACATCCTCTCGGCTGAGCGCCGACAGATGTTGATCAGGGACGGCGAACTATAGCGGGCAGAAACGAGGAGGCGTGCGAATGTCGAAACATTGGGATCGGTTGCTACTCTGGTCGATCAAGCCCGTACTCGAACGGATCCGACTCTCAATCATGCTCGAAGGGGAAGCCACGCGGGTACGACTTCAACAATGGGGGCATCAGATCATGGACAACGTGCAAGAGCTGAAAGACACCGTACAAGAAACCGCCGATGTCGTCGGGCAGATGGCCGGCAAGCAAGAGGAGATCGGCAAGGATCTCGACTACGCGGTCAAGATCCTCGAATCGGGCAGCGGGGGTACCGATCAGCAGACAATCAACGACGCACTCGAAATCGCGAAGCGGGTACGCGACGCGGTGAAAGTGCAAAACGACGCGCTCACGGCGCTCGCCAGCAAGATCACGCCGCCGGTCGAGCCGCCGACTCCATAGCGCGGCAACGTAGGCGGGCGGCCCTGGCCGGGCAGGGCCGCTCGCGCTTTCTGTGGGGAGGAGGGCGCAATGACTGACGCACAGCTCGATCGGATTCTCCGCCAGCTCTCCGGCCGGCTCTCGGCCGTCGCCGACGATTGGGCCGAGCCGCCGGCCGATCGGACGATCGATCCCGGCGCGGTGCTCCTGGGAATTAAAGAGATCGTCAACATTGCCGAGGCCGCCTCGCTCACACTCCGGCGACGGGCCGAGCATTCGATCGAGAGCGGGCAAATGCTCGACGTGAACGGGCTCGCGTGCGACGTGCACTCGGTACGCGTGCTGCGAGATGGCCGCGAGCTGGGCGCGGGCTATGACGTGCGCGATCCCGCGACGTGGTACGTCTACTCGCGCATGATGCCGGGGCACCGATGGCAGAAACACTGCGGGCCGTACAGCTCGTGCGATCAAGCGCTCGCATGGATCGACGCGATTCGGGAGGAGGCGTGAGCGAGATTCTCGATCGATGGCGGATCTCGGCATTCGGCCCGGCGTCGTACTGGCTAATTCTGTCGTGCGGTCATTGGTTCAAATGGCACGGCGACGGGCTCCCGAGCGTCGGCTCGGATCTGCCGTGCGCGAGCTGCCCGACGGGCACGGTTGCCGTTGAGGTATCCGCGTTGAAGGGCTTTATCGAGTATGAAGTCGTGCGTTCACACGTGATCGAGGAGGGCGTGCGCGTGATCGACGAGCTGCGCGTGATCTCGGTACACGTCGGAGGTCAATATGCCGGCTAAGGGGTTATCAGCATGAGCGACAAAGACGTACTCCGCGAGCGGCTCGCTGCGATCGCCGCCGATCTGCGAAAGCTGGCAAAGGCGCTCGACGCCTACACGGGGCGCGTATACGTGGCCGTGGATCCTACTACCGAGGAGCCGGCCGATCTCTTTGACAAGATGCTCGACATTGCCGATCGTGTCGATCAGCTTCGATTACCGATCACGGCCATAACGCCGAGCACCGATGGAGGCGAACGTGCCCGTTAGTCGCAAGCGGAAGGATGCCGGCAAAGGCAAGGGCGCGAAAGAGCGTCGCGCGTGGCGCGTCGAGCAACGGCGGCTCGCGCGGCTCAAGCAGACCCTATGGAGGCTCCGCAAGCTTCGGAGGCTCGGAGGGCTCGACTAATGCAGATCACGGCTCGCGTCTTTCGAGCGGATCCCATTCTGACGCCTCTACTCAAGGCACAATCGGTGCCCGTCGTCAGAAACTTCGATTACGGCACGCTGATCGGTTCGGCCGTCTTGCGCCGGGCCGAGAACGGCGACATCTTCGCCGACATGACGCTCAACGGTGAGCACGTGCCCGAGGAGGGCACGCCAGCGATCGGCTATCGCATCACAGAGCAAGAGCACGCCGCCGGGGGCGAAGTGACGAGAGCGCTCATCGAGATCGTGACCATATCGATCAGCGACGGGCCGAACGTCGATCCGGAAATCACAGCGATCAGGCTGCGCGACGCCGGGATCCCGCGCTCGGCTTGCCCTGGTCTCAACGTGCCGGCCGAGCTATCGATCCGCGCTTCAATCCGTGCGGTCGAGGAGATGCCTGCCGACACGCGGCTCACCGATGCGGTCGTGCTACTCGGGCGAGCCCTCGATCGCGTGGCTGCGTTCGTCGATGGTAAGGATTGAGGAGGCGCGATGCGACTACTTCAAGACGTGATCGATCTGGCATTCGAGGCCGGGCAACGCGGCGATCGGGCGGCCGTCGCGACGCTGATCGGCGAGACAGTGTACGAGCGGGCCGGCCTCATGCACGAGCGCGCACAGCTCGCCGAGAGCCGGGCTTTTCGAGCTGAGCGTGCGCTCGATCGGATATGCCGCCGTGCCGGGAGGCTCGACTAGATGGGCACGCAATTTGAGACGAGCGATCATCGCACCGCGCAAGAGCGCCTCGGCCCGCTCCTGGCCGCCGCGTATCGCTGCGAGCTGATCGAGCTGCCGACGTTCTCGCCGATCGACTGGCTCCTCGTGCGGCGGGGCGAAATAGTGGGGGCGGCCGAGCTGAAGTGCCGGAGTGTCGAGCACGGGAAATACCCGACGGTTTTCCTCGAAGCGCGCAAGGCGCGTGCCCTGGTAAGCAGTGCCCTCGCGTTGAGCGTGAGCGAGCGGGGCTGGCTCTCCCTATTCATGGTCGAATGGCGCGATGCGGTCGGCGTGTTCGATGCCTCGTTGTGTAAAGGCATGGTGGTCGAGCACGTCTCGCTCAACGCGCCTCGGGAGCGGCACGACATCGACGATCCCGTATATTGCGTGGCGTGCCACGAGTTCGAGCTACTCATCGACGGCCGAAGCGTCGAGGCACAGCTCGCCAGCTCCAAGCAAGCCCGCCGGCCCGGCCCGGTGCACCGTCCCGGCCCATACACGCCCGAGCGCTACATCCGATGAGCGACGAGACGCGAGCACCGAGGTATCGCAAGCACGCCTACTGTGAGCGCTTGTGCGGCTGGGCGTTGTATCAGGCGTGCGCCCGGCCCGAGTGCCGGCTCGACGCCTCGGCGATGCTGAAGCATGCGCCAGTGAAGCTCGCGACGTTCAACATCTCTCGCGATGCGCGTCGAGATGGGGGCGGAGGGGAGGGGGGCGCGATAGGTTCTCCGCCGGCCGCGCTCGTTGCGGGCGAACGGTTCGCCAAAAACGCCCAATCTTTGAAGGGCTCTAAGGGCTAATGGCGAAGAGGGCTGCAAAGGCCGCCAAACGTCGCCGGCGGCCCGTGGGGCGACGCAAGCCGGCCGGGCGGGCTCCTGGCTCTCGGGCAGGGAGCGGGGCTCAGGCGGGCGGCAGTCAGCCGACGCCGAGCCCGGCCGGCGGTTCGCCTCGGGCACCGGCGGCACCGGACGCGCCCGAGCTGCTCACGCGGCGCGAGCTGAGCGCCCGGCTCGCGGTGCATATGCAAACCGTGACGAAGTGGGAGCGGGCCGGGCTCCCGATTGCCGAGCAAGGCCGGCTCGGGAAGCCCTCGCGCTACGCCGAGGCCGCCGTGCGGGCGTGGCTCGACTCGCGCGAAGTCGAGGCCCGGCGCTCCGGCGTCGCCGAGGTTTCGACGGAGCGGGCGCGGAAAGAGCGGGCGCAAGCCCTCCTCGCCGAACAGTCGTACGAGGCGCGATCGCGGAGCCTCTTGCCGGCCGATGAAGTCGAGCGGGTATGGAGCGCCGAGGTTGCGGCGGTTCGTACGGCGATCCTGGCGAGCTACACGACGCAAGCCGACGCCGTGCACCGGGCCGGCGTACTCGACGGCGTGGGCGGCGTCGAGCGGGAGCTAAAGCGGATCGCGCTCGAACTACTTCGCGAGCTTTCCGATCCGACACCGAGGCCGTTGCCGCGCGCCGCCGGCGCGGCGTGAGGAGAGCGCAATGACGCAAGACGAAGAGCAAGCCACGATGAAGCAAGCGATTGACAAAGCCGAGTACTACCTCGCGCCGATCCGTGAGGGCAGATTCGACGGCAATTACGAAGGGAAGGCCGCGCACGCGCTCGTCGCGATCGCCGAGCTGCTCGTCGGCATGGCGAAGGTGAGCTTGCGATGACGTGGCCGATACTCGCTTTCTTCGTCGTGTTCGTCATTACGTATGCCGCGCTTGGGAGATGGTTCAAGTGAGCGCCGACGACGAGCCGCGCATTTGGATCACGCAAGGCCCGAGCGGCGTGACGGAGAAACAGCTTCTCGACGCGCTCGACGAGCTGCGCGCCCGCAATAGTTACGTGCTCTCGTGCGGGCACGTGCACGACGAAGGCCGCCAGAGCGGGCACGTCTGGTGCGCCGCGTGCGGGCGTCACGTGCCGATGTATCCGAAGCCGCTCACGTGATCGAGCCGACACCGACGGAGGCGCTCGCGGCCCGTGTGCGCGCGAGCTTCGCGCCGCCGTCCGAGCTGCGCGTGTCGGAGTTTTCCGATCAGACGGTGATCGTCACGAGCGGGCCGCTCGCGGGTACGCACTGGCAAACCGACTTCGCGCCGTATCAACGCGGGATCCTCGACGTGTTTCACGAGCCCGGCATCGAGATCGCCGTCGTGATGGGCTCCTCGCAGTGGGGCAAAACGAGCATCGCCGTCAATCTGTGCGCGTACCATATCAAGCACGATCCCTGCTCAATTCTCGTCGTCGAGCCGACAGAAGATCCAATGGCGCGCGACTTCGCAAAGAATCGACTTGATCCCATCATCGACGCGAGCCCGGAGCTAAGCGACGCCGTGCGGCGCAAGCGCAACAAGCGCTCGGGCGGCACGGTGCTACAGAAAACGTTTCGGGGCGGCTCGCTCTCGATCGCCGGCGCTAATTCGGCGTCGTCCCTGGCGGCGCGCCCGGTACGCGTGCTGATCTGCGATGAAGTCGATCGGTATCCCGCCGAGCTGCCCGGCGAGGGCGCGACGCTCGCGATCGCATTCAAGCGCACGACAACCTTTCGGCGACGGCGGCGGATCCTCTTGCTCTCGTCGCCGACGCTCGCCGGCTCGCCGATCCATGAATGGTGGTCGAGCGGCGATCAGCGTCGGTACTACGTGCCGTGCCCGAGCTGTAAAAAGGGCTTCGCGTACGAGTGGCAGCTCGTGAAATGGGAGCGGGATCCCGATCGGCCGAGCACCGCGCGCATTCATTGCCCGAGCTGCGGGCACGGGCTCGATGATGCCGAGCGCGTCGCCATGCTGAAGTTCGGCACGTGGATCGCCGACAAGCCCGATCGCGACGACGCCTCGATCGTGTCGTTCCATCTATGGGAGGCGTATAGTCCATTCTCGTCACTGAGCGAGATCGTGACGAACTTCCTCCGCGCGCGTCGGAAACAAAAAGAGGGCGATCGCGCGGAAATGCACACGTGGATCAATACGACGCTCGGCGAGCCCGTCGAGCCCGACGAGGGGGAGGGCGCGGAGCCGCACGCGCTCCTGGCGCGGCGCGAGGAGTACGCGGCTCCGGTGCCGACGGAGGCCGTCGTGCTCACCGCCGGCATCGACATTCAGGACGATCGGATCGAGGGCCTCGTGATCGGCTGGGGCATCGGCGAGGAAAGCTGGCTCGTCGATCGGTTCTATTTCGCCGGCGACACCGAGGGGCCGGAGCCCTGGCGCGAGCTGGAGCAAGCGCTCGAAAACGAATACCGTCACAGCTCCGGCCCGACGCTCCCGATCGCGTGCGCGTGCATCGACTCCGCCGGGCATCGCACGACGATCGTGTACGACTTCGTGGGCCGGCATCCGCGCACGTTCGCGATCATCGGGCGGGATGGCGAGCGGCCGATCGTCTCGTCGCCGACGCCGCGCTCGTGGGGGCGGAATGGCCGGCAAGTGCCGCTCTATACGATCGGCGTCGATTCGGCCAAGGCGTTATGGCAATCGCGCTTGATTCTCACCGAGCACGGGCCGGGCTTCGCGCATCTCCCGATCGCGCCGTGGGCCGACGAGGAGCTATGCCAGCAGCTCACGAGCGAGCGCTTGATCAAGCGGTTCAAGAAAGGCGTGCCGCGTATGGAGTGGATCAAGCGGCGGCCTCGCAATGAGGGCCTCGACTGCGCCGTATACGCCGTCGCCGCGCTCCGGTTGCTTCATCCCGACTTGAAGCTCCTCGCCGATCGCCTCGCGAATCCGAACGCGCGCACGCCGCCGCCGCCGCGCAAGCCCGCCGGCTTTCTCGGGCCGTCGCGTCGCGGATGGCTCCGGCGGTGAGTGGTGTTACAATTGCGCGCCGAGGGGGGCGCGGCTCATGGCATGGACGCAAGCCGACATCGACACGCTCAAGCAAGCACTTATCGATCGGAAGGGCGCGCGCTCGATCGCGTTCTCGGATCAAGTCGTGACGTTCGACTCGATCGACGACATGCTCAAGCTGCTCTCGGTAATGACGGGCGAGGCAACCGGCGGAAGCCGCACGCGCTACGCACAGACACGCAAAGGGTGCTGATCGCGAATGGTGCCCGGCCTCACGTCGATCGTCATTCCCACGTATAACCATGCAACACAGCTCGCCGACGCGATCGGAAGCGCCTTGCTTCAAACCGCGCCCGTTGAAGTGATCGCGATCGACGACGGCTCCACGGATCACACGAGCGACGTGCTCCGGAAGTATCCGCAAGTGCGCGCGTTGAAGCTCCCGCACTGCGGGCCGAGCCTCGCGCGTAACGCGGGCCTCGATGCGGCGGCCGGCGAATACGTGATGTTGCTCGATGCCGACGACGTGATCGCGCCGGAGAAAGTCGCGAAGCAACGCGCCGAGCTGGAGGCCGTGCCCGAAGCGGGCTGGTGCTTGTGCGACGTGCGGATCGAGGATGCTTGCAAGGGCCGCACGATCAACGCCTCCGAACAATACGACTACGCGCGGATCGGGATCGACGGTTGGATCAAGTCGAAGCTTCAAGCCGGCCCGTTTATCCCGGTGATGTCGCCGCTCGTGCGGCGCTCGGTGATCGAAGAGCCGACGCCGATCCGGTTCGACGATCGCCTCGTGCCCGAGGATTACCACTTCTGGCTGAGCATCGCCGGCCGCGCTCGCGTGCGTTACGTGCCCGACGTGCTCGCGACGTATCGACACGGGCGCACCGGCCGAAGCCGGTTGCCGAAAACGGCCCGCGCCGTCGAGGCGAATATCGAGCTGCCGTTGCGGCTCAATCTCGGTTGCGGCGCGCCGGGCACGCGCTCCTGGCATCCGATGCGCGGCTTCGTGAATCTCGACAAGTCGATGGGCTGGCGCTTCGAGGATGGCTTGCGCGACTTCGCCGATCACTCCGTCGCCGGGATCACAATCTCGCATGCGTTGATGTATCTGCCCGAGGCCGACTGGCCGCGCTTTCTCTCCGAGTGCTCGCGCGTGCTTGCCGATCACGGCGTGCTCCGGATCACGGAGGATCACACGGAGCATCCCGAGAGTGCGCGGCGCGGCGGCTGGCGCGGGAGCGAGCCGGCCGTCACGCTCACGACGCCGAGCTTTGTCGCCGAGCAGCTCGCGCGGGCCGGCCTCGTGGCCGAACACGTGGACGCCGAGCGCTCGACGTATCTCGATCGCTCGTTGATGCAAGCGCAACACGGCAAGCATCCCGATGTTTTTTTCATCGAGGGCCGGAAATTGCCCGGCACGCTATTCTCGCCGCACAACGACGACGAGACGCTTTTCGCGGCGTTTACGATTCTGCGGTTTCGGCCGCGCGTCGTCGTGTGCTTCGAGAGCGTGCGCGACTACGGCGATCCGCGTGTGCGGGAAAATGAAACGCGCGAGGCAATGACGGTGCTCGGCGGCGGCGCGGTCGAGCAGTGGGCATGCCGTACCGGGATCGGTAGCGCGCACGTCGGCGAGCTGGTCGAGCAGATGCAAGCGTTCGACGCACGCGCGCATCCGATCCGAGTGTGGGCTCCGTCGCGCGAGGCATCGCATCCCGATCACGTCGCCGTTGCCGAAGCCGCCGCGCTCGTGTTCGACGGGCGCGTGCGGCACTTCCACACGTACGACGCCGGAGGCAAGGTGCGACGCGGCAAGCCCGTCGAGTACGAAGTCGAGTGGATCGAGCAAAAGCATCGGGCCTTATTGCGTTACGAGACACAAATCAAGCACGCGCGCGCTCACACGTTTTTCGCGTGGGATCTCACTGAATACGAGGAGGCGTGATGCCGGGTCCATTCAAGCTGTACCCAGAAGAGCGGCACTGGTGGAGCTTCAACGACTACGGTGCCGTGCTCGACGTGATGACGATGTACAAGCCGAAGCGTGTCGTCGAGTTTGGGCCGGGCTCCTCGACGCTTGCGCTCATCGAGGGCGGAGCCGAATCGATCACGATGCTCGAAGATAATCCGGATTGGGCCGGCGTGTACCGTGAACGGTTGGCGCGCAAGTATCCGACGCCAGAGTATCCGACGATCGTTGAGATGGTTGAGTACACGTGGTGCAAGCCGCTCCGGATCCCGAAGCTCGATAAGGCGCGCTTCGATCTCGCGCTCATCGACGGGCCGCACGGCACACAAAGCCGGCCGCCGGTGCTCGCGTGGTGCTTGAAGCGGTGCGATCTCGTGCTCATCCCGACGGAGGATGGCGACGGCGGCCTCATGCGAACGGCGATCAGGGCCGAAGCGAAGAAAGCGCGCCGCTCGTCGGTGCAGTGGATGGAAACCGGGCCGCTCTCTGGCGGCTTTGCGCTGATCTCCTGATCATGCTGATTGTCTTGGCGTGGAGCTGGGGCGGTCTGTTCGGGCCAGAGTATCCGAATCGACTTCGGGCCTCGCTCGCGCGCCGGTTGCATATCGCGCACAAGCTCGTGCTCGTGACGGATCGTACCGACGGGCTCGATCCTGGCATCGAGGCGATCCCGATGCCGACGACGTTCGCGGAAACCCCACGGTGCCGCCGCCGCATGCAACAGTACGATCAGACGTTTACCGATCCGCTCGGCCGCCGGATCCTCGGGCTCGATCTCGATCTCGTATTCGTGGATGACGTGACGCCGCTCGTACTCTGCGACGATCCGATCAAGTGCTGGAAAGTCGGGCATGCCGGCGTGTACTCCGGAAGCTTCGTGCTTTTCAATTCCGGCGCGCTCGATGGCGCGTGGCAACAATTCGCCGCCGCGCCCGAGGCGTGGCCGCGCTCGTTGCAAAGATCGGGCACGCCGTCGGATCAAGCGATGATCAATGCGTGGCTCGCCTCGCAACCGCCGATCGCGCACTGGACGGAGCGAGACGGATTCGTCACGTACTACGGGCGCGGATACGAGCGCCTCGAACATTTAGGCGTTGGGCCTCGGTATCCGCACTTGCCGGCCGGTGCCCGCGTCGTCGTGCTCGGCAGTGCCGATAAGGCCGTGATGGATCGCGCCGAGTTCCCGTGGATTCGCGAGCACTGGCGCGACGTGCCGGCGAGGATCTCGTGACGCCGATCTTTCCCGTGATGCCGTTCGCGCTCGATATGAATCTCGGGCGCGCGTACAACGAGGCGATGAGTCTCGCGCCCGAGGATGCGTGGCTCGTGTTTCTCGATCACGACATGATGCTCACGACGCGCGAATGGTTTCGGCAGATCGAGGAGGCGATCCGGTTCAAGCCCGACGCCGGCGCGTTCGTGGCGTGCGCGAATCGCATCGCGCCGGAGTGGCAGAAAGCCGGCCCGGTCAACATCCACGAGATCCGGCATCATCGCTCATTCGGCAAAGAGCGGTTGAAGGTTCGTACGCTGCTCGACGTTACGGATACGAAAGGTTTCGGCGGCGTGCTCTTCGCGGTGAGCAAGGCGAGCTGGCGAGAAGTCGGCGGCTTTCGCGACGGGATGCTTTGTGTCGATCACGGCATGCACTTCGCGCTTCGCGACGCCGGCAAGCGGATCTATTTGATCGAGGGCTTGTACGTGTACCATTGGCGGCGAGCATTCGGCGACGAGCTGCCAGAAGAAACCCCACGCGTCGCCGACTGTCCCTGTCGCGGCCCTGAAGCGATGCCGACTGAGCGACTAACCTTGCCGGAGCGAATATGAGCACTTTGCGCGTGCGTCCGACGTGGCTCGATCGCGTGGTGATGCAATTCTCGCCGGCCGCCGGCGTGCGGCGCATCCGCAACCGGGCCGCGCTCGCGTTGATGGAACGGCACTTCGAGGCAACGACGGCCGGCCGCCGTACGGGCACGTGGAGCAAGCCCGCGAGCGATGCGAACGCCGCGATCGGGCCGGCCCTGGCGGGCCTCCGACAGAACGCGCGCGATCTCGTGCGAAACAATCCGTACGCCGAAAGCGCGCTCGCGACGATCGCGGATCATACGATCGGCTGGGGCATCACGGCGAAGCCTGCGAAACCGAATGCGAAGCTCCTCGCACTGTGGCGCTCGTGGGCCGAAACGACGGCATGCGATGCCGACGGCCGCGAGAATCTGTACGGGCTTCAGCAGCTCGCTATGCGAACGGTGGTCGAGTCGGGCGAGGTAATCGTGCGGCTCCGCCGGCGGTTTCTCGAAGATGGGTACCCCGTGCCGTTGCAGATTCAAGTGCTCGATCCCGACTACCTCGACTCGTCGAAAGACACGCTTACCACAGCACCGCCGGCCCGAGGCCGCGTGATACAGGGCGTGGCGTTCGACGCGCTCGGCAAGCGGATCGGGTACTACCTGTTTCCGGAGCATCCCGGCTCCTCGCTCGGCATGCAATCGTCAACACTGGTGCCAGCCGAGAGCGTGTTGCATATTTACTGGCGCAAGCGGCCGGGACAAGTGCGCGGGTATCCCTGGTTTGCGCCGATCGTGCTTCGCATGCGCGACTTCGACGCGTTCGAGGATGCAACGTTGATGAAGCAAAAGATCGCCGCGTGTCTCTCGGTGATCACGAGCGATCCCGACGGCTCGGCGACGGCCCTCGGCGCGGCCGACGACTCCGCCGATCCGCCGATCGATCTCTTGGAGCCGGGCGCAATCCTCAACGTGCCGCCGGGCCGTTCGGTGAACGTCGTCAATCCGCCGACGACGGGCGATTACGAGGCGTACTCGAAAGGGCAGCTCCGCGCGGTTGCGACGGGTATGGGGATCCCGTACGAGGATCTCACCGGCGACTATACGGGCATGCCGTTCTCGGCGGCGCGCCGCTCGGGACTGCGACACGAGAGCCGCGTGCGGAATTGGCGATACAATCTGATCATTCCGCAATTCTGCGATCCCACGTGGGGATGGTTCATGCAAGCGGCGGCAATCCTCGGCATCGGCTCGGCCGACGATCGCGCGGAGTGGACGCCGCCGCCATTGCCCGTCGTCGATCCGAGCATCGAGACGCTCGCCGATCAGCGGCGGATCCGGAGCGGGCTTGCGAGCTGGAGCGAGACGGTTCGCGAACGTGGGTACGATCCGAAAGATCTACTCGACGAGATCAAGGCCGACTTCGATAAGTTCAAGGCGGCCGGCCTGATCCTCGACATCGATCCCGCGAACATGACGCAAGCCGGGCAGCTTCAAGGCGTCGCCGCCGCCGAGGCGAAAGCCGACACGCCGGATCCGCTCGCGGCCGCGCACGCCGCCGGCGAGGGGGCGGCCGCGTGACGCCTCGGCTCGAAGCGGTCTGGTTCGAGGCGAACGATCGATCGGCGCGATGGTCGAGGATGGCGCGCGTCTTAGCGCTCACCGCCGGCGAGCAGCTCCCGAGCTGGGCCGTCAACGTGTACGCCATGCCCGACACGCCGATCGAGAGTGACATCGATCGTCGGCAGATCATCGCGAATAGTCGGAAGCTGTGGGCGTGGAATAACACGATCCGATCGGCGGAGGATGGCGAGCGGATCCTCCTCATCGACGCGGATGCCGCGATCCTCTTGCCGCTCGATGACGTGTGGGATCTCGACTTCGATCTCGCGTACACGAAGCGGCCGAGCACGGCAAAGTTTCCATTTAACGGCGGCGTGCTTTTCGTGCGCGTGTCGAACGTGACGCGAGCGTTTTTTGATCTGTGGGAAAGAGAAAATGCGCGCATGCTGGTCGAGCCCGCGCATCATCGGAAGTGGCAAGCGCGGTATGGCGGGATCAATCAGGCGAGCTTCGGGTACCTCACACATAGTCGGAGTTTCGATCTAAAGCTGCACGCGCTCCCGTGTTCGGAATGGAATTGCGAAGATAGCGGCTGGTCGCAATTCGATCCGGACACGACGCGGATCCTCCATATCAAGAGCGCGCTTCGGCTGGCGTGTTTCCTGGGCGTGGCCGAGCGGGCAACCGGGCTCGGCCCGCTCGCGAAGATCTGGCGCGAGTTCGATCGACGCGCCTCGGGAGCCCTCACGAGGACAGCATGAGCCACGCACAACGCATGATCCGATCGCACGACTTGACCGATCGCGCCGTTCGCTCGCCAAAGGCCGCCGAGCCGCAATCGCTGAGCCCTCAAGAGCTGGCGGCGGAGTGGGGATGTCACGTCGATACCGTCTATCGCGACATCCGCAAGCGAGCGCTTAGGGCCTATCGACTGCCCGGCGGCTCGCTCCGCATCCGCCGCGAAGATGCGGATCGCTACGGGCGGCCGCTCTGGTAATGGCGAGCGAGCCTGTCGGCGAGCCGATCGTCGAGGAAGTCGAAGCCTCTTTGCCGTCGAAAACGACGCGCGAAGAGGATCGACATTCGCTCGGCCAGCGTCGGATCAACGCGATTTGGGAAATGACGCAAGCGGCGATCGCGCTTAGCGTCATTTGGGGCGCGTTCGGAGCCGCGATCTGGATGGTGATTCAGGATCCATCGAATCGGCTCATGGCGTTTTTGTTTCTCTCGAATGTCGTCTCGATCGTGATCGGCTTCTACTTCGGGCGCACCAATCATCAGCGTATCGGCGGCGTCGATCTCGGCCGCTAGGCTGGGGCTAGTTTAGGCCGCAACCGGCCGCAACCGGCCGCACACGCCACAAGAGAGTTTGCAGCTCGGCGGCGGCCTCGGGCACTCTGTCGCCCGTGGGAAGCCCGGCCAATAACGATCGTTTTATCGATCTCCCGGCCCTTGAGTTCCGCGCCGTCGTCGCGCCGAAATCCATCGACAACGAGAAGCGCACCGTCGATCTGACGTTCAGCACGGGCGCGCCCGTCGAGCGTGTTGATTGGGGAACGGGCGAACGCTTCATCGAACGACTTTCGATGGATCCGGCGCACGTGCGGCTCGAACGACTCAACAACGGCGCGCCGCTCCTCGACACGCACGGCGGGTACTCGATCGCGAGCATGCTCGGCGCGGTCGTCCCTGGCACGGCGAAGATGGTTGCCGGGCAGGGCCGAGGCACGGTGCAGTTTTCGCGGCGTGCCGAAGTCGAGCCCGTGTGGCGCGACGTACAGGACGGGATCGTTTCGAGCGTGAGCGTCGGCTATCGTGTGCACGCGTACGAAGAGCGGGCCGCGAAAGCCGGAGCACTCAAGACACGTACGGCCGTCGATTGGGAGCCATACGAAGTCTCGATGGTGCCGATGCCGGCCGACACCGGCGCGCACACGCGGAGCGAATCAGGACCGGAAACCAATCGTTGCATCGTCCGAACAATTGAGGAGATCCCGACAATGGAACGTACCCCGTCAGAGTTTGTCGCCGAGGATCCGCTCGCGGCCGGGCTCGCGGCACCGGCAACGCCGGCACCGCCGGCCGCTCCGGCAACGGAGCCCACGGATCGCGATCGCGGCGCGATCTCCGAACGTGAGCGCACGCTCGGGATCATCGCCGCCGTGCGCGGTGCGCGACTTCCACAGGCAAAGGCCGACGCGTACATCGCGAGCGGTCGTACCCTGGTGGATATTCAGTCGGAGATCTTCCGCGAGCTGGAGCGGCGCGATCCGCCGGTGCCGAATCTGATCAGCAACAACGGCGGCACCGTTGAGATGAACGGGCCGGATCCAAATCTGCACTTGCGCGCCGGGATCGAAAATGCGCTCTTGCACCGCATCGCGCCGCAAGCGTTCAAGCTCGAAGATGTCGGCCGCGAGTATCGCGGGATGACGCTCCTCGACATCGCGCGCGTGTATCTGCACGCACAGCGGATCCGCACGACGGGCATGTCGAAAATGGATCTCGCCGGCCTCGCGCTCGGGCTCAACGTGCGTGCCGGGTATCACACGACTTCCGATTACCCGAACTTGCTCGCCGACGTGGCGGCAAAGACGCTGCGCGCCGCGTATGAAGCCGCGCCTCAGACGTTCACGGTGATCGGCCGGCGCGTGACGCTCTCCGACTTCAAGCCCGTGAAGCGCTTGCAGCTCGGCGAGGCTCCGTCGCTGCTCGAAGTCAACGAGCACGGCGAGTACAAGCGCGGCACGATCGGCGAGGGAAAAGAGCAATTCCAGCTCGCGACGTACGGCCGCGTGTTCGCGATCACGCGCAAGGCGCTGATCAACGACGACACCGACGCGTTTTCTCGAGTACCGGCGCTCTTCGGGCGTTCGGCGCGCAACCTCGAAAGCGATCTCGCGTGGGAGCAGATCACGGCGAATGCGGCAATGGGCGACTCGATCGCCGTATTCCACGCATCGCACGGCAACCTCGCGGACGACGGAGATCCCATCTCGATCGACACGCTCGGCGCGGGCCGCGCCGCCATGCGGTTGCAGACCGGGCTGGACGGCGCGACGTACCTCAACATCGTTCCGAAGTACTTGCTCGTGCCGACGAGCCTCGAAACGGTGGCCGATCAGTTCGTGAGCAACATTACGCCGGCCGTTGCCGGGCAGGCGAATCCGTTCACGGGCCGGTTGACGGTCGTGCCCGAGCCTCGGCTCGACGCAACCTCACAAATCGCGTGGTATCTGGCGGCCTCGCCCGATCAGATCGACATGCTCGAATACGCGTACCTTGAGGGCGAGGATGGACCGGCGATCGAGTCGCGGATCGGCTTCGACATCGACGGGCTAGAAATCAAGTGCCGGCACGACTTCGCGGCGAAGCTGATCGATTATCGCGGCTTCTATCGCAACGACGGCGATCAGGTGAGCTAGCGCGTTAGCGTGCTCATTGGCCGTTCCACGTAATCGGTGAGACAAGCGGAGGAGCTGAGGCAATGATTAACTTCGTAAAGCCGGGCGACGTGCTCACGTTCACCGCCCCAATTGGCGGCGTCGTGTCGGGCGCGCCGGTGCTGATCGGTTCGTTGCTCGTCGTGCCGGGCGCTTCGGCGGCCGCAACCGAGGAGTTCGAGGGCGCGCGCGTCGGCGTGTTCACACTCGCCAAGACAACCGGCGAGGCGTGGACGGAAGGCGTCAAATTGTACTGGGTCGCCGGCACGAGCAAGATCTCGACAACCGCCGGGGGCAATACCCTGGTGGGCGTCGCGGCCGCCGCCGCCGATTCGGCCGCCGAGACGGGCGACGTACTGCTCGACGGCGTAGCGCGTTAGCGGGCGGCGATGGATCTCGGGCCGCTCCGCGCGCTAGCGCTTGATCTCAACCTTCAAGCGCACGGCGTCGCGATAGTGGTCACGAGGCCCGCGCCGGATGACGAGCCGATCGATACGCGCGGGATATGGCAAACGCCGTCGCCCGAGAGCGTGCCGATCGGCTCTTCGTTTGGACGGACGGATCGCCAGCGGATCATGGTGCTTCGCAAGTCGGACGTGCCGACGGCTCCACGGGGCACCGTGATCATCGCGCCGGAAAAGCTGGGCGACTGCGATCAGGCATGGCGCGTTGACGGGCTCGAACGGGAAGAGGCGGATTTGTGGGCGGTGCATCTTGTCAGCTCGCCCGAAGATCTTCCGGGGTAGCGCATGGCAAACGAGTCGGTGCGACAACTGATCCTCGAAGCCCTGGCGACGCGACTGCGCGCGATCGTCGCGGGCAATACGACGGATCAGGGCGCAACGTTTCAGACGGACGCCGGCGCGCAAGTGCTCCTCAACGAGTCGCCGGCATTCGGGCCTGACGATCCGGCGCAAGCGATCGCGATGCGCGTTGACGAGGACGAATTGATCTTCAGCAACGAGAATCACTACATCCGGATCCCGATCACGATCGAGGCCCTCGCGCGGGCCGACTTGAGCGCGCCGTACCTCGTGGCCGAGCAAGTGCTCGCCGACATCAAGCGGGCAGTCGAGCTGCGGGATCGATCGCTCGGCGGGCTCGCGGCAAAGAGCAAGGGCATCGAGCGCGGCTCGTCGCAAGCGTTGCAACGCGAGGATGGATCGACCGGCGTCGGCTGCTCGGTTCGGTACTTCGTGCCGTATCTCGAAGGCTGGGGCACGCCGTGAACGTGACAGGCACGCTCAACGTATCGGCTGCCGTGGCCGGAATGAAGCGGTTCCAGAAGCTCGCGCCGCAAGGGATTGCGCGCGCGCTCAATCGGGCGGCGACGACGGCCCGCGCCGTGATGGCGCGCGAAGTCGCAACCGATCTCGGGATCCGCGTGAGCAAGGTCAAGGATCAGATCACGATCGAATCCGCGCGCTCGGATATGTCGAGCCCGACGGTTCGGATCGTGGTGACGGGCACGCGGATCAAGCTGATCGAGTTCAACGCGAAAGGCCCGGTACCGTCGCGCGGGCGCGGCCGAGGCGTGACGGCGCGGCTCCCTGGCGGCAAGGGGCGATACCCGAACGCGTTCATTGCCACGATGCGAAGCGGGCACGTCGGCGTCTTTCAACGCGTGCCGCATGCGACGCGGCACGGCGCGGCACCGCATCGGCCACAGCTTCCGATCTACGAGCTGCGCGGGCCGTCGATGCCGCACGTGTTCGCGAAGCATATGGAGGCCGGGCTCACGGCGGGACAAGAGGCAGTACGGAAAAACTTGGAGCGCGAGCTTTCGTTTGCGCTCCGGCAGTCGGCGTAACTTTCCATTTCCGAGGGGGCTTGAGCGATGTCGAACACGGTGCCGTATGAAGTGCTCGCCGCGCCGTTCACGGTGTACGTTGCGCCGGTTGGCACGACGTTTCCCGACGTGGGCGACGCCGAAACCGATCCGTCCTTTGTCTCGTGGACGAAGATCGGCACGAGTGGCCCGCTCAATTACGACAGTGATGCCGGCGTGACGGTCGAGCATCCACAAAGCACGAATCCCTGGCGCTCGCTCGGCGACTCGGGCTCGCGCAAGATCTTCCGCTCGGAGGAGGATTGCAAGGTGAGCTTGCAGCTCGCCGACGTGACGGCCGAACAGTACCGCAACGCGGTCAACAGCAACACCGTTACGGATCAGGCGGGCGTTGCGGGCATTTCCGCGCCGCAACGCCGGCTCGGGCTTTCGCGTGGCTTCACGGTCGCAACGATGGCGGTGCTCATTCGGGCGGGCACGTCGCCGTATGGCGCGGATTGGAATATGCAGTACGAGATCCCGCGCGCCGCACAGACCGGATCGCCGCAAGTCGTCTACAAAAAGGATCGGCCCGCGCTCCTCAATCTCGAATGGATGGCGCTTGTCGATTCGACGGCGGCGAATGAGGATGAGCGCTTCGGGCGTCTCGTCGTGCAGGACGGAAACGACAGCTAACGGCGAGGCGCGTCGATGGAGATCGCCGCGCCTCCCGATCGGACGATTCGAGAAGCGGTGGAGCTGCGCCGAGAGATCGGGCGGCTGAAAGCGGAAATTAGGAAACGGCGCGAGCTGCTCGCCGAGAAAGCCGAGCGGCTCGCGCATATCGAGGCAGAGCATCGCGCGCACGGCGTCTCTATCGTTTTTCAGAAACCTAAACTCTAACGCGTAGCAGGAGCGATCCCGCATGGCGACACCCACAACAACCGAGCACGATCCCGTGCTCGATCTTCACACGTCAACGAGGCGGAAGGTAAAGCTCGACGGCCGCGAGTACGACTTGCGAGGCACGAGCGATCTTCGGATCGCCGAGTTCACAAAGATCCAATCGCTCGCCATGTCGATCGCCGAGCTGCTCACGATTACCGGCGAGCGCGAATTGACGAAGCCCGAAGAAAAGGAGTTCGACGAGCTGCTCGACAAGGCCGTCAAGATGGCGCTTGTCGCGTCGCCGAGCGTGTTCGAGAAGCTCGGGCAGATGGATCGGCTCATCGTGTTCGAGGCTTTCGTGATGCCCTTAACGCCAGTGCTCCAACGTTGGGGGCGGATGACGCCGGCGACTCCGGCGGGGAGCCGATCTCATTTGACGAAGCCTGCTGCCGACTCGCGCATTACTACGGAGGGAGCCCGATCGAGTGGGCCACAGAAGCGCCGCTCGGGCTGATCGAGCGCTCGCTCAAATTGCTTCCGGAGCTGCGCGCCGAGGATGCGCTTCGAGCGATCAAGCAAACCGGCGTCGGCACGGGCGCGCTCAAGAAAGAGGATGTCAAAGAGATCCTCGATGACTGGTACGAGGCGTTGCGGCCGTCGCACCGCCCGGCCCGCGCGCAGAAGATGACGCCGGCGCAGGTCGGGGCCGCGAAGATCGGGATCGGCGTCGTGCGACAGAAGCGCAAGCGCAAGCAACGGAGCGAGTGAGCGCCGATGGCACAGAGCGAGAAAGTCGGTCGCGCGGTTATCGAGCTGGGCGTCGATGGCAGTCGGCTCGGGCTCGAAGCCGAACGCGAGTTCAAAGCCCTGGCGAATCGGCTCAAGGGCGCGATCCCGAAAGACACGTTTGCCGGGCTCGACACGTCGCTCACGGGCCGCATCAAAGCGATCGGCGCGCAATTCGACGGGCTCGCGACGAAGCTCCGCAACCTCGGCGAGAAAGACATCAAGGCCGCATTTAAGAGCGTCGATGGTGCGATCGGTAGTTTCCGCAATCTCGCCGGTGAAGCGAACCCCGCCGTAAACGCGATCGAGAATCTCTCCGGCAAGATCGGCGGCGCGGCGAGCGCGTTCGCCGCGCTCGGGCCGGTGGCCGGCGTGGCGGCCGTCGCGATCGGCGCGGTCACGCTCGCGGCCGCCGGTGCCGTCGTCGGCGTCGGGCTCGTGGGCTCCGAGCTGATCTCGCTCATGGAGCACGCCGCGAACGTCGGCGACGAGATGCTTGCGCTCTCGAATAAAACCGGCCTCACGGTCGAGGCGCTCTCCGAATTGAAGTTCGTCAGCTCACAAGCCGACGTGCCGCTCGACGCGATGACGGCGAGCATTTTCAAGCTCGGGCAAAATCTCGCCGAGGGCGGCGACAAAGCGAAAGCCGGGCTCGGAAAACTCGGGCTCTCGATCGCCGACATCCGCAAGCAGAAACCCGAGGAGGCGTTTACCACCATCATCACAGCGCTCGGCAAGATACCGGACGCCGGGCAACGCGCGGCCGTCGGCGTGTCGCTCTTCGGGAAGGGCTTCAAAGAGATCGCCGGGCTCACGCGCGAGGATATGCAAGGGCTGATCGATCAGGCGCACAAGCTCGGGCTCGTGATGTCCACCGAGTTCGCGGTTGCCGGCGATCGCTTCAACGATGCTCTTGCCGCGAACGGCGCACAGATCGAAGCGCTCAAGCTCCGCATCGGTTCGTCGTTGCTCCCGGTCGGGATCGCGTTCGTCGAGCTGTTCGGGCAGAACCTAACGGCGGCCCTGGCGCATAGCGGCACGAGCGCCGAATCGTTCGGCGAGATCATGGGGAACGTCGCGATCACGGTCGGCCAGTATCTCGCACAGATCATCGGGCTCGTCGCCGATCTCGCACAAACGATCGCGATCTTTGCGTCGGGCAAAGGGCTCGAAGCAATGGGCCTGATCGACTTTTTTGGTTCGGTCACTGGCGCGATCGCGGCCGTGCTTTCAGGGATGGCGCTCCTCAATCCGTCCCTTGAGGGCGCGGCCTCGAAAGCCGAATCGCTCGCGGCGAAGATCCACGGCTTCGCGGAGAGTAGCGCGAAGGGGATCCTCGCGAGCACGTCGGCGATCGTGACGACAACGAGGGCGATCTCAGCGGCCGCCGATCTGACGGTCGCCGGGCTCCCTGGCAAAGTCGCGGCCGTCAAAAAGGAGATCGCCGCGACTGCCGAGGAGCTTCGCAAAGCGGCGGCCGCCGGCAAGGGCTTCGGAGGTGGCATCGGCGAGGGCCTTGAGGATGTAAAGAAAGCGACGAAAGAAGTCGAAGAGTTGACCGGGCAGATCGATCGCGCGCGATCGAGCGGAATGTCGAGCGGCGAGATCATTCGGCTCTTTGGGAAAAAGGCGCTCGACGCCGCCGACGATGCGGCCCGCGCCGGCGTCTCGATCACGGCAACGATCGAGGATGTCGCGACGGCCGCGCGGCAATTGAGCAACGCGGAGTTTCTCTCGAAGGTGTCGGCAGATCTCGCCGATGGCTCGCGGAAGATCTTCGAGGCCGGCGTCGCGGCCCGCGACAAAGAGCAGCAAGCGCAAGGCAAGCAGCTCGTCGAGCTGGCGACGGCGAACAAACGTTATCAGGACGATCTAACGCGCATCAACGCAACCGGCGTCGAGCGCCGGCTCCTCGATATTCAGCGGGCCGAGGATGCCGAGATCGCGCGGCTCCCGGCGCGCACCGCCGCGAATGCGCGCGAGTACGACATCCGCCGCGCACAGATCGAGAGCTTCTATCAGCACGAGGCCGATGTCGCGGCGGGCACGTACGAGACGATCGTCGAACGCATGCGGGCCGCCGGCGTGGCGACGCGTGGGGATCTCCTGGCGACGGCGGCCGAGGCCGCGCGCGATTATGAACAGATGCGCGCCTCGGGACAATTCACGAGCGAGCAGGTACAAGGCGCGTGGGAGCGGAGCCTCAAGCTCCAAGCCGAAGCCCTCGGCGGCTTTAAGGGCGGCTTCCTGTCGATGTACGCCGATCTCGCCGGGCACGTTTCCGACGCGCTCGCGCAAATGCTCACGCACTGGCGCTCGTGGCGCGACTCGTTGAAGTCGCTATGGTCGGACATCGCCGGGGATTTTACGGCGATGCTGGCGCGGATGCTCAAGCAGTGGATCGAGGGCTTTTTGATGAAGCTCCTCGGCTCGCTTACGGGCATGCGCGGGAGCCTCGGCACCGGGCTCGCCGGGCTCCTCGGCGGCGGCCCTGGCGGCGGAGGGGGCGGCGGAGGGCTTGGCGGGCTGCTGGGCGGGCTTTTCGGCGGCGGCGGTGGCTCGGGAGCGGTGCCGTTCATCAATCCAATGACGGGCCTGCCAATGGCCGGCATCGGGCTTCCTGGCGCGGGCGGTGCCGGCGGTGCTGGCGCGTTCGCCGGGCTCTCGGGCCTCCTCGGCGGCGTGGGAGCTGGCGGCTCGGGCTTGCTCCTCGGGCTGCTCGGCAAGCAGCTCTTCGGCGGTGCCGGCGTCGGAGCCGGCCTATTCGGCGGCGGCTCGGGCGCGGCGACGGGGGCGCTCATCGGCTCGATCGTGCCCGGCATCGGCACGGCGATCGGCGCGCTCATCGGCGGGCTCTCCGGTTTCTTTTCCGGTTTCTTCGGCAAGAGCAAGAGCGACAAGACACGCGATCAGTTCATCGGCGGCTTTGGGCCGGCCGGCACGGGCGAGGGATCGGGCTTTATGACGCTCGCGGGCCGGCTCACCGAGGCGACGGGCGAGGCCGGCGGCGGCACGCTGTTCGATCGGCTCATCAAAGCAAAGACGCTCGATCAAGTGAAGTCGGCGATCGATGCGATCAACGGAGCCCTCGACGCGTACGACGCGAAACAGAAACAGGCGAGCACGACAACCGACGCCGAAGTCGAGAAACAAAAGGCGAAGTACGAGGAGTTGAAGGCGACGATCACAGATCAGATCAAGAGCATCGACGAGCAAGTCGCACAGCTCAACGCGAGCGAAGCGCCAGAGGAGCATATGGGCGTGATCGAGCGACAGACACGCGCGACGCTCGAAGCGCAACGCAAGGCGCTCGAAGCACAGCTCGACGCCGCGACGAAGGCCGCCGCGAACGCCGCACAAGAGGCGCAAGATGCCGGCGAGAACGTGCTCGACGCGCTCGGCGATCAAGTCGCACAGTTTCCCGAAGATATGGGCGATGCCGCGCGCGAGGGCGCGATCAGGTTCCGCGACGCGTTTCTCGATGGCATCGGCGGGATCCATATTCCGACGTTGCACGTTCCCGTCGTGACCGATCTCCCGGTGACACCGATGGCGGCCGGCGGCGCGGGCCGCGTGTATTCGCCGACGCTCTTTCTCGCCGGCGAGCGCGGGCCGGAAGATTTTGCATTTTCCGGCGGCGGCAAACGGTTCTCACGTGACAAGCCGGTCAACGTGTTCGTAACGATTCAAGCGCTCGACGGTGCCGACGTGGAGCGCGTTGTCAACTCGGCGCGCTTCACCACGGCGATCGCGCGGCGACTGCCGATCATCCTCACTGACAATCCCGAGGGCGTGCGCTCGAACGCGCAACGCGCGCTCGGGATCAGGACGTAACGCCGATGCTTGGGATGCCGTACTGTAGCGCCGACAATCTGCACACGGTCGAGACGTGGACGATCGCGGCCGGGACGCCGGTCACGAGCATTGATGAGGATTACGACGAGACGCGGTTGCAGGATGGCGATCCGAGCTTTCCATTTTGGATCGAGGAAAACTCACTCGAACTGCAAGGCGATCTCGGCTCGGCGAAACGTATCGACGGGATCGTGCTCGTACATCACGATTACGCCGAGGGCACGCGACTTCGCCTCCGCGTGCACTCGGCGGCCTCCTGGGGCGGCGCGGTTGACATCACAGTCGAGCAAACCGTGGGCGCGTGGCTCGGGCTCTTCGCGCCTAACGTGTATTTCAACGTGGCCGACGAGGCTCCGGTCGAAGGGGATCGCACGCGGCAATACTTCTATCTCGATCAGCTCGACGCGAACGATCAGCCGGTGAAGATCGGGCAATTACTCGTCGCCGGGCTCGTCGGCGAGCTGGAACTTGGGATGATGCCGAGGCCGCACACGCCGCTCACCTATGGCCGATCGCAAGCCGAGGGGAAGAAAGGCCCGCGCTACGTGCACGACTGGCGCACGCGCGCCCGGAGCTGGATCGGGCAAACCGGCCTCGACGACACCGACGGCCCGGCGTTCGAGGCGATCTGGAATGCGACGCGCGCCGTGTTGCCCTGGCTCGCTTGGCCGATGAACGACATCGCGCAAGAGCCGGTCTTTGGGCTCTTCGTCGGCGATACGTACGATCCCACGTGGGCCACGTCGGAGCACCGAGAAGTCGCGATCGAGTTTGAAGAGCGGGCATTCGGAGAAGCGTACTAGTGCCGATCCTCACCACGATCCAAGCGCGCACGACTCCGGGATCGGAGGCGTACAACATCGGCGGGCAACCTGTCGCGTTGATCTTGTGGAGCAACGGGCAAACTGTTCTCAATGCGATCGAGGACGGATGGCGCATGCTGATCGGCTTCTCCGACGGCACCGATCAGCGCTCGCGCTCCGTCGCCGTCGAAGATAGTCTCGCGTCGCCGAAAGGCTCGATGTGCGAGTCGCCCGTGTCGATCTACAAGATGGCGGCCGTCGTCGCGTCTGGCGCGGCGGCGGCGGTGCAAGAGGCACAACTGACATCGTTCGACGCCTCCGGCTTTACGCTCGACTGGCTCACGACGAACGGCGAGGCAACCGAGATTCACGTGCTCGCGTTCGTGACCGGCGAGATCACGGACGCGAAGATCGTTTCGGTGTTCAACAACGCGAAGCCGCAAGCTGTGACCGGCGTCGGCTTCCGTCCCGATTGCGTGTTCACGATCTCGGGCGTGACAACCGACAACCTCGGATTTTCGGGCGGTCCGTACGCGCTCTTTCAGAGCCTCGGCGTCTCCGATGCCGTGAATCAGTACGTCGAAATGGCGTGGGCGAGGCTGCAAGATAACGTCAATCCGGTGCAGGCGCACATACAACATATTTCCGGCGAAGCGAATCTCGTCACGAGCATTTTTCAGGGCTTCACCGCCGTATCGTTTGCGGTCCAGTCGCTCGACGCCGACGGCTTCACGATCAATAAAAACGGTTTCGGGGCAACGTCTCTCTATCATCATTTTCTGGCGATCAAAGGCGCGACGGTGAAAGTCGGCCGCGTGCGGCAACCGGCCTCGGCGGGCACGGTGAGCCTCGGGATCCCGTTCGAGGCGAGCGCGATCTTGTTTCAATCGTGCGGCTCGCAACACGACGGCTCCGGCGAGAACCTCAAAGGTCATTTTGCAATGGGGGCGTGGACGCCTACGGAGGCGCGCTCGACTTCCATTGCCGCCGATCGGCCGAGCGGCATCACGCACACGGCTCGCGAGACGCGCACGGCCGACGTGCTTCGGCTGCTCGTGGCGTCGGCAACCGGGAGCGCCTCGACTGTCGGTTGCGTTCTAGAGATCGAGGACAACGGCGCGACGGCGAACTTCTCGACGTGCGACGGCATCCGTCGATTCGTGAACTTCGTCGCGTTTTTGACCGGCGTCGCGACGCCGCCGGCGTCGTGCTCGGATGGCACCGTGCCCACAGTGGCCGATCCGCCCGACGGCCCGGTATTCGACGGGCTCGGGCCGCATTACGATCGGTTTTTCACTGAGACGGATCTCGACGACGGGACGGTGCGCTATGCGATGCATCAGCCGATGAACGATCGCGGCGATCTCGCGGTGCATCCTGGCAGGAAAGAGGGCCTCTTACTCGCGGCCGACTCGATCATCAGGCGCACGACGGATCGACTCGGCGGTTGGCAAACGTCCACGTGCCGGTTTCTATACGACGATCATCAACGGAAGATCCGTGCGCTCATCGCATCGGGGCAGTGGTTCAACCGAGAAACGCGCCCGTATCTGGCGAAGCGCGACAACGTGGAGAACGCGCTCGCGCTCGGGCGCTTCATCATCCGCGAGTATCCGCTCGGCTCACCGTTCAACGTTGAAGTGAACGGCGTCGATATTATCGGTACCGACTTCTCGCCGTTCTCGCTCGATCGCGACATCACGGCCGGCGCGGTATTCGACGGCGTGCACTTTCCCGATGCGCCGACGGAGCTGCTCAAGATGGATCCGCCGAAGCCGATCCCGGCGCTCGGCGGCGTGTGGAGCGACGAGGCAAGCGACGTTGAGCCGCCGATCCTCATCGGCAACGCGGCGATCGGATCCGCCGCGCCAGATGGTATGTGGACGATGGGATTTGGCAATTTGACGGAAGGGCCGGAAGCGCCGGCGGGCCTCGCGGCCGTCGTGAGCAGTGGGGGCACGATCACGTCGGCCGTGCTTCCATATGGCCGGCTCTTCGCGCAAGTGTGGGCCGTCGATGGTGCCGGCGTGGCCGGCGATCCGTATCCGTTTTTGCCGAACGGCCTGCCGATCACGTTGAGCGGTACCGGGCAAAAGGTCACGCTCACGGTTACGCCGAGCGGAGGGCCGACGCCGGATAAATATCGGTTTGCCCTGGCGACGGATTACTTCGGCCCTCGGTGGCTTCAGATCCTCGAAGTGCCCGGCGGCACAACCTCCGTTGTATTCGACGCGCATCCGGCACTGATCGCCGGATCCGGCGCGGGCGCAATGACGGCCGGCGCGTTCGCACCGATCCTAGAACGGCGGCGGTATATCGTCGTCGCGCTCATCGACGGCGCGCGCACCGGCGCGTCGGACACGTGCCGGGCGTACGAAAATACGCCGTACTATCGGCCGATCCACGTGACGAACATCCCGGTAATCGGCGCGACGGGGTACGAAGTGTACGCAACGCAAGCGTTGCAGTTCACAGATGGAAGCCCATTGCACGCCGCACCGCCCGAGATTTTTAATCGCAAGTGGTCTGTGCCCGTGCAGCTCGACGCCGACGGGTACCAATACTTCGAGGATCGCTTCGACGACTTGGGCGTCGAGTTCGTTGACGGCGCGACGGTGCCGTCGGGCATGTTGCCCGTGACGTACGCCGGCGACGAGACGATCGACGGCGTGGTGTACGGACGACTGGTGCTCTCCCGGTGGCCGTGTCACTTGATTATCGGCGTGTACGCCGGCGGCAAGCGCCTCGCCGACAACCATCCCGATCTCTTGCATCAAGATCATCCGGCGTGGCCGTTTGCCGAGCCGTTCCGCACCGTCGGCGGGCTCGATCTCACGATCATCTATGCCCGGCAAGGGAGCGCAGTACTGTTGTCGCATCTCGACGGCACCGCGCCCGTGCAAGTCAACGCGTGTACTACGGAGGATGTCGGCGACGGATCGGGCAGCACGATCACGCAAGCGGCGCGGCTCGTGCAGCACTTTTTGACGGAGCTTGTATTCAACGATCATCATACGGGCTTGTGGGCCGGGATCCCGCTCTTCGCCGATGGCGTGGCAATGATCCGCACGTCGTCGTACGCCTCGGCCGAGACGATGCAGATCGCGCGCGTCGGTGGCACTGGATACACCGGGCGGATCGCGATCATCGAGCCGACGACGCTCCGCACGTTCATCGAGCGCGTTGTGCACAGCTTCGGATTGCATCATGGGATCAACCGGCACGGACAAGTCGTGTGCGGGCATTACGACGACGCGATCGATACGACGCTCGGGTATCCGCACTTCCGCGACGTGCGCGAGATCGTCGGCCGCATCAACGTCGTGCCGCGTACGAATGAGCTTGAGAACTACATACCGTACGTTGACGACTTCCGGCCGGTGACGAACGACTTCAAAATCAAGTCGTACGTATCGGACGCAACCGCGATCGCCGCGAATCGCGATCGCACGAGCAAGGGCTCGGAGCGCACGCTCGCCTATTCCGCGAACGTCGTGACGAGCGCCGACGTGATGCAACGGGCCTTGTTGATCGGCCGGTACGTGCAACAGTGGGTCGAAGTGCCGACATCGATCGTCGGGCAACGCGGCACGTGCGATCTCTTCAGCGTGATCCGCGTGACGGATGCCGAGGGCCTCGGCGCGGACGGCTATCAAGAGGCGTTTATCCTGATCCTCGAACATGAAACACAACCGCCCGATCCCGGCAGCAACCGGCCCATACTCACCGTGCTCAAGGGCCTCAATATCACGGCGCTCGCCGATGCCGCGTGCGTGTGGGGTCCGGACACGTTGACCGATTGGGATTCGATGAGCGACGAGGAGCGAGGGATCTACGGTGCGTATGCCGCCGATGACGACACGATCCCGAGCGACAATTCTCCGGCGAAGGAGTGGCGATAAATGGCGGGCGAAACTTACGCGGTGTTGACGCCTCCGACGGGCTCGACGTTCATCGCTGGGCATGCGGTTCGCGCGAGTCAAGCGGAGCGGATCCGCCAGAATCTCGTGCAGCTCGGCAAGCCTCGATACATCGATCTCGGCGGCTCGGAGATCGACGGGCACGGCGACGAGTGCGTTACGTATGCGAGGTTGCGATCCGGCAAGGTGATCGAGCTTTGCGAGGAGCACTTTCGAGGGCTCACGCTCACGTTGCAAGTGTGGGCGAAGCTCCTCGCCGGCACGAGCACCGTGCAAGTGCGGCTCCGCAATATCGACGACAATGCCGACGTGGCCGAGATGGCGTCGGCCGTTACCGTCACGAGCCTCACGATGTACGAAGTGACGTGCGTGCTTCCGGCGGGCACTACGCCGAAACAGTGCCGACTAGAGATCGAGTGTCCCGGCGGCGATGCCGATCCCGGCGTCGCGTTCGGCCAGATCAAACTGGAGCTTTGAGATCATGCGTGCTCGCGTCGCGCTCCTCGTCGCGCTCCTCCTGACGGCCGTCTGGTGGCCGGCGGCCGCGCAAAATATCCCGGCCAGCTCTATCCGGTTCGCCTCGGGCGCACAGATCAGGAGCGGCACCGGCTCGCCCGTCGGCGTCGTCGATCTCCCTGGCGGCTCGATCTGGCTGCAAAGCGATGGCGCGAGCGGCGCGACGCTGTGGACGAACGTCGGCGGCGGCGTAAGCGGCTGGGAGCCTCCTGGCGGCGCGGGCGGGCTCACGCCTCATAACATCCTGTCGTCGAGCCATTCCGACGCCGTGGCGGCCGCCGGCTTGCGTGCATGCCTCATCGTGGCGAACAGCTCGAACCAATGGTCGAGGGTGTGCCCGAGCAGTTCGGGCGAGATGCTTCGGTACGGCGGATCCGATACGACGTTTTCGACGGACGGCACGAGCCTCTCGGTGAGCGCCTCCAATCTTACCGTCGGCACTTTGCCGGCGGCCCGGTTCCCGGCGTTTACCGGGGACGTGACGACATCCGCCGGCGCTGTCGCGACGACGATCGCCGCCGGCGCGGTGACGAACAGCAAGATCGCGGCGGCAACGATCCTGTTCGATCGCTGGGCGCTCAACGGCTGCACGGCCGGGCAGCTCCCGCATATCAACGCCGGCGCGACGGCGTGGGAGTGCTCCGATCCGTCGGCGACGACGGCGCACAACATCCTCAGCGCAACGCATCTCGACACCGTGCCGGCCTCGCTCGTGCAAGGCGATCTCTTGTATGCCAATGGCACGCCGGCGCTCACGCGGCTCGCGAAGTCGAGCAGCTCGACGAGGTATCTCTCGAATACGGGGGCGAGCAATGCGCCGGCGTGGGCGCAAGTCGATCTCTCGAACGGCGTGACCGGCAATCTTCCGGTAAGCAATCTCAACTCGGGCACGAGCGCGAGTAGTTCAACCTTCTGGCGAGGCGATGGCTCGTGGGCCTCGTCGGGCGCGAGCGGCGCGATTACGGCGAGCGCGTTCACGATGAACACGGCCCGGCTCCTCGGGCGCACCACGGCATCGAGCGGCGCGATCGAGGAGATCTCGATCGGCTCCGGGCTTTCGATGTCGGCGGGCTCGATCACGGCGACGGGCACCGGCGCGCCGAATAGCGATCGGCTGATCGGGATCACGATCGACGGCGGCGGCGTTGCGATCACGAGCGGCGTAAAGGGCTTCGTGATGACGCCGATCTCCGGCACGATCACGGCGGCGACACTGCTCTCGACGGATGCGAGCGTGACGGCGTGCACGATCACGCTCGACGTGTTCCAAGACACGTACGCGAACTATCCGCCGACGGCTGGCGGCGACACGATCACGGCGAGCGCGAAGCCGGCGCTATCGACGGCCACGACGAATCAATCGACGTTGAGCGGTTGGAGCACCGGCGTCACGGCCGGCCATATTTACGGCTTCAGCGTCGAGGCGTCGCCGACGCCGACGTGCACGCGCGTTACTCTCATGATCACGGTGACTCCATGAGTAAGCGACTCTCGATTGTATCGGCTACGCTCGCGGCTCTCCTGGCGATCGCGCCTTCGCTCGGCGCAACGATTCAAAAAACGCATTTTCTTTTGCAGACGGATCCCTATCTTGGAAACAATACGGGCACACTGCAAAACGCCTCGGGGGAAAGCTACGGGGTAATCGGTCACGTACGGATCGCCGGAAATGCCACGAGCAAAGTGATCTCGGCCGCCGGTAGCGGCAAGATCCTCTGGCAAACGGCCGCCGTTACGTTCGCGACTGCGGGCTCCGCATACCGCGTCGGGATTCAGGACGCGAATACTTCGACGGGCGTGGAAGATGGCACGTTCGACGTTTTCAAGGAATACGTGCAAGGCACCGACACGATCACGGCAAACGCGTACAACGTCGCAACCATGAGCAGCGGGACAAAGACGATCAGCGATGGCGATCTGATCGTGATCGTTGCGGAGTTCACCACGCGCAACGGTGCCGATGCGATCAATAGCAATGGTGTCGGACCTGGCGTTACGCAATCGGCGTTGTTCGGCGGCTTTCCCTATGGGACGAGCGATGCCGGCGCGCTCGCACGACTGACGAGCAGCTATCTCCACGCGCTGATCCAATTCGACGACGGCACGGTTGGATGGATTCTCGGCACTATGCCGATCTCGAAAGCGGCGACATCCGTCGCAGTCAACACGGGCACAACGCCTGACGAGTACTGCGCGTCGTTTACGCCAAGCTACAAAGTCGAGATCGACGGCTTGGGATCATTGCTCTCTGGGATCGCCGGCACGGATAGTTTCGAAACGATCCTGTATTCCGATCCGCTCGGCACGCCGTCTGTCGTGAATACGGTCACGCCGGATCCGGATGTCGTGGCCCAAGTCGCCGGCAATCTGGGCGTGCATTTATTTCACGAGCCGCCGACTTCGCTCACGGCCGGATCGACGTACTGCGTCGCTATTCGGCCGACGACGGCCAATTCGATCAACTACGGATATATCGACACCGCAAGCAGCGCCGCCGCCGATATCATTCGCGGCGCTTTGCCACTTGCGGGAGCAAAGGTGCTCAGTCGATCCGATCAGACCGGCGCGTTTTCTGTCGTGAGCAACAATTACATTCCAGTGCTGGTGCTGGGCGTATCTGGCGTTGATGACGGGATCGGGGGCGGTGGATCGTTTCCGTTTGCGCTCATGCACCGGGCCGGCGACGCGGTGCGAGGCGTCGGGAGATGACGCGCCGACTGCTCTCGATCGTCGTGCTCCTCCTGGCGCTCTCGCTCGCCGTTCCTAGCGACGGCGCAAACGGGATCGTGATCACGTACAAGTCAAGCGTGAAGAGCACCAGCGCCGGCGCGCTCACGTGCTCGCCGACGTGGACGCCGGCGGCAAACGCACTCGTGGTCGCATTCGTGGTCGAGACATATGCCAGCTCGCCCGTTGATCCGACGGGCGTCACGGGGCACGGCCTCACATACTCGGCGCTCACGCTCGGCACGTCTACGCTTTCGACGACGCACAAGCTCTCGATATGGGCCGCGAAAACCGGCGGAAGCCCGACATCGGTTGCATGCACGGAAACCGTGTCTGGCACGACAACCGGCGGGGCGATTATCGAGTTTGAAGTCGTCGGCGCGGATACCTCGGGTACGGCACTTCAAGCGTTTCAGGCGACGAACGCGACGAACACGGGCACGAGCACGACGCCGACAGTCACGCTCGCCTCGCCGACGCTTACCGGCAATCGGGCGATGACGTTCGTCGTTCAACTGAGCAACGCCGCGCCGACAACTTCGGGCACGTGGGAACTTACCGCCGGCGCGTCGGGCAATTACAACTCGCCCGCGACTGGTGTCGCGGTGCTCTTCAAAACATCTCCGTTTGATACGGCCGGCGCGGCGACAACGGCGAACGTCAATTGGCGTATGGTCGGCGTCGAGCTAAAGTCGGTCAAGCAACCGGGCGCGTTGCTCGGGGGCATTCGCAATCGAGTCGTTCAGCCCGTCAATTGATGGAGATCGCTACCATGAAGCTCCGCGTCATCCTTCTCGCATTTTCACTCCTGGCGTTCGGAGCGATCCCGGCCGCCGCGCAATATCGAGGCGACATCGATCTCGGGGATACGTTCGATTGCAAGTTCACAACAACCGACACGTCGGGCGTGCCAGCGACGCTCGGCGGCACGCCGGCCGTGTCGGCGTATGTAGACAACGGCACGACGGAGATCACGGCCGGGATCACAACGTCGGCCGACTTCGACGGGCGCGTCGGCTTGAACAATATCCGCGTCGTTGCGACAAGCGGGAACGGATACACGACGGGCACAAACGTCGATCTTGTGATCACGACGGGCACCGTCGGCGGCGCGAGCGTTGTCGGGTACGTGCCGTGCAGCTTTTCGATCGACAAGCGATCCGGGCTGAGGCCCGCGACGGCCGGGCGCACGCTGGTCGTTGACGCGGCCGGCCTCGCGGATGCGAACACGGTCAAGCTCGGGCCGTCTGGATCGGGCACGACGCAAACCGCACGCGACATCGGCGCGAGCGTATTGCTCTCCACGGGCACGGGCACCGGACAGCTCGACTTCACGAGCGGCATCGTCAAGTCGAACGTGACGCAGATCGACGGCTCGGCAACGAACGGCAACAACGCCACGCTGAAGCTCGCCGGCTTGAGCATTGTCGCGGCCGCCGGCGCGGATGCCGTCACGATCACGGGCGGCGCGGCGAGCGGCGCGACGCCGGCCGGCGCGGGCATCAACGCGACGGGCGGCGCGGCGAGTACCACGGGCGGCGGCGTCTCTGCCGCCGCGATCAAGGCGACGGGCGGAGCCGGCGCGGCCTCGACGAACGGTGCGGCTACCGCGATCACTGCGACGGGCGGCGGCACGATCACGGTGAGCGGCGGGCGTGGTGTGCTCTTTCAAGGAACGGGAGCCCGCGCCGGGCTGGACGTGACGGCAGGGGATACGGCCACTGTTGGCGCATTAGCGATCAACGGCGGGGCAACGAGCGGCCCTGGCCTGAGGATCGTCACGACTTCAGGGAACGGCGTCACGATCAGCCCGAATGTTGGGCACGGAATGGCGATCACTGCTGACGGTGTTGGCAACGACGCGATCAACCTAGCAGGCGCAACGGATGGGAGCGGCCTTGACATCCTTGGAAGTCGCTCAGGTGCAGGCATCAAGATCACGGGCGGCAGCGCCTCCGGTGCCGCTCCCGGCGCGGCCGCGATCGATGCGACGGGCGGCGCGGCGAGTACCACGGGCGGCGGCATCTCTGCTGCCGCAATCAAGGCGACGGGCGGAGCAGGTGCAGCTTCTACGAACGGCGCGAGCGCTGGCATGACCTCGGATGGTGGCGGTACCACCACGGTCACTGGAGGCGCTGGTGCCGTGTTCACAGCGACAGGGAATCTCGATGGCGTGCAATACGCCGGGGCAGGTTCTGGTGCTGGGTACAAAGCGACCGGCGGAGCAACCGGTATCGGAGGAAACTTTGTAGGTGGGGCAACGTCGGGCACTGCGATCAAAGCCTATGCGACAGCGGGCAATTCTGTTGGCGTCGATATTGCCAGTCGCGGTTCGCAAACCGCGCTCGGGATTAGTGCGCTCGGCACCGGGATCGGGATGTGGATTCACGGCGGTGCAACCTCCGGCGTAGGCGTGAAGATCGACACGACAAGCGGCGATGCGGTGCAACTAGCACCGACAATTGGCAACGCGATCCAAGCCACCAGCGACGGGGCGGGCAATTACGTGATCGATCTTACCGCTGGGAGCAATTCCGGCGGGCTGAAGATCACGCCGCAAGGGACCGGGCACGGCATCTTCGTTGACTCGAACGGCACCGGCGACGGTGTGCGGATCGCAGGCGGTAATGTGAGCGGCGATGCGATCCATTTGGTGACCACTTCAGGCGACGGCCTCGACGCCTCAACCGACGTGGCTGGCGGCGTGCCCATTCGCGGAAGCGTGACGGGCAATCTCACCGGCTCAATCGGATCTGTGAGCGCGGGCGGCATCGCGGCGTCGAGCTTCGCGGCGAGCGCGATCGATGCAACGGCGATCGCCGACAACGCGATTGATGCGGCGGCCCTGGCGACAGATACGATCACGGCGGCGAAGATCGCGGCCGATTCGATCGGGGCATCCGAAATTGCCGACAACGCGATCGACGCGGGAGCGATTGCGACGGACGCGATCACGGCGGCGAAGATTGCCGCCAGCGCGATCACGTCGAGCGAGTTCGCACAGTCGGCGGCGGATGAAGTGTGGAGCACGGCGACGCGCGCGCTCACCGATAAGATCGACTTTACGCTCGCGGCGACTGGAGCCGATCCCACAGTGCCGAGCGGCGTCGTCGTGACCGACGCGGGCAACTCGACATCGCAAGCTAAAACGGATCTCACGGGCGGCAATAACAACCGATACAAAGACGCGTTGATCCGGTTTACGGGCACGTGCAACGTTGACGACGAAGTAAAAAAGATCCTTACCTCTGACGCGACGACGGGGATCATTACGTGGACGCCGGTCGTAACGGCGACACCGGACGACGGATGCGGCGTGCTGATCATCAACCGATAGGCGAGCGAGTTACCTCAATGGGAGAGCGGGCCAATGTCTAGCATGAATCTGTTCGGAAAAGCGTTTGCTAATCTGCTCGGCGGCGAGTCGTCGGGCGACACGTTCGCGATCGATTTTCTCAGCGACACGATTAAGGCCGCTCTCACGACAAGCGCATACTCGGAGAATCTCGATACGCACGAGGTTTTTGCCGACGTGACCGATGAGGTCACGGGCACGGGGTACTCCGCCGGCGGCGTGACGCTCGGGAGCAAAACGATCACGTACACGGCGGCTAACTCGTGGGCGACGACGTGGGCAACCAATACGGCGTACGCGGTCGGCGACATCGTGCGGCCGACGAGCGGCAACGGGCATCTCTTCCGGTGCATCGTGGCCGGCACGTCGCACGCCTCAACCGAGCCGACGTGGCCGACGACGAGCGGCGCAACCGTGGCCGACAATACGGTCACGTGGGCGGAGATCGGGCGCGGCGTGACTCAACTCGACTGCGGCGATCCCGCATGGACGACGGCGACGATCTCCGGCATCCGCAAGGCCGTCTTTTACAAGAGCGGCGGCGGCAATCCGTTGATTGGGATCATGACGTTCGACTCCGACATCGCGGTCACGAACGGCACATTTAGCATCACGATCCCGGTGCTCGGGATCCTGACGTTCAGCACGCCGTAAAGCGGTCGAGCCGATCAATGTCGCTGATCCTGATCAATTCGTTTGACGGTGGCGAGGACGTTACCGTCACGAATCTACCGAGCGGCCGCTCGTCGGCCGCCGGAAGTGCGCCGGCGATCTCCGCCGGAAGCACACTTGCCGCCGTGGCGGCGGTTGCGATCGCGATCGCGGCCGCCGCAACGCCTATCGCCTCGGCGACGGTCGAGGGGGCGGGCGCTCGATCGGACGCACGCGGCACCGCGCCGGCGTTCGAGCTGGGGATCTCGGCGGATGGTGCGACGGCGGCCGCTCGCGCGAGTGGCACCGGGCCGAGCTTCTCCGCCGGCTCCATCCTGGCGGGCTCGGCGGCCTCCTCGACGGCGTTTGCCTCAGCGCCGGCCTATGCCTCCGGCTCTACACTCGCGGGCTCTGGCGCGGCCGCTAGCGCCCGGAGCACGGCACCGGCGATCAGTGCCGGGAGTGCGGCGGCCGGCACCGTGGCGGCCGCCGGCGCGCGTGGCACCGGGCCGGCCTACTCCGCCGGCTCGACGCTCTCCGGTATCTCGGCGCGAGCTGGCGTACTCGGGTACGGCCCGGCGTTCTCGGCGGGCTCGACGATTGCGGGCTCCGGTGCGACGGCGGAGATCGTCGCAACGCCGGGCGTCGCAGGGATTGTCACGGCCGCCGCCGGCGCGACGGGATTCGGCCGCGCGGTTGGCATCGGGCCGACGTTCTCGGCGGGCTCTGCCCTGGCCGGCTCCACGGCCGCCGCATCGAGCCGCTCGCCAGCGCCGGCGTACTCTGCCGGCTCGACATTCGCGGGCTCTGGCGCGGCCGCGAGCGCTCGCGGGACTGGCCCGACGTTCGCGCTCGGCATCTCGGCCGCCGGCGCGACGGGCTCGGCCCTGGCGCTCGGCTTCGCGCCGACGTACGCACTCTCGCAAGCCTTCGCCGGAGCGACGGCGCGCGCAGCGGTGCGAGGTACCGCGCCGGCAATCAGCACCGGGACGACGATCGCCGGCGCGGCCGCGAGTGCGTTCGGCAGTGGCACGGCCGGCGAGCCCGGCCTCGGGACGGCGGCGCTCGGGAGCACCGCGATCGCCTCGTGCGTGCTCATCGGCGGCGAGTCGCTCATCGAGGATCTCGTGCTCATCGAGGGCGCGACGGCCTCCGCGTACGTGTATTGCGGGAAACCATTCATACCGGGGCCGCCGTTCCGTGTGCCGGGCCGGTACATCGATCGCGTGCGCCTCACGGCATCCGTCGTTGACATCGCGCGCCCGAGTGGGCGTTACATCGATCACGTGCGACTTGCGGGGAGGCTTACATGACGGAAGCGGCAACCGGGCCGATCGTCGGCGATCTCGTCGTGTACCTCGACACTGACAATCCGTTCGACTTGCCGATCGTCGATCGTGCCGGCGTGCGCCTCGACGTGTTGACGTGGGCGGCCGACTTCAAAGTCGATACCGACGAGACGCACACGGCAACGAAGCTCACCGTGGCCGTCGTCGGCGCGCCCGATCCGGAAGATGGCACGAAGTCTGTACTCCATTGGGTACTGACAGACGATCTCTTACAACCGGGCGACGCGGCGAATCAATGGCCGGTGACTGAGACTCCAAAGACGTGGCCGTATTCAGTCAAGCGCACCGACGACGGGCTCGAAAAGATCGTGAGGCGCGGTCGGCTCATTGTGAAGCGGGCGCGGGAGTGATCCGGCTCCCGCGCATCACACGGCCGATCGCGATCTCGGCGGTGCTCATGGTGCTGGCATGGACCGGCGCGCAATCCGACGGAAGCGCGTACTCGGACGCGCGGTTGCAGCCGGTGACGAGCGAGGCCGAGCCGATCGATTGGCGCTGGGCGATTACACAAGGCGGGCTTACGCTCGTCGTGCTTGTACTGTTGTGGAGCTATCGAAAGGATATGCAACGCTGGCAAGCCGACTCGGTGGTCGCGCAAGAGCGGGCCGATCGCGAACAGCGAGGCTTCGATCAGTCGCGCATCGACGAAGCGATCCGGTACCATCGGGCCGTCGAGTCGCTCTCGTCGCGCACCGACGCGACGTTGCAGCTCGTCGCCGAGGCGCTCTCCGGCCATAGCACCGTGATCGCGCGCAATACCGATGCGGTGCATCGCACCGCCAAAGAGGCCGAGCGCCTCGATCGCCGCATGGAGCTGATCGAGCGTCTCATCAATGACATCCGTCGAGGAGATCCGAATGACCGATCCCGAGCGCCTCTCGCATAATGCCGAGCAGCTCGCGCAATGTTACGGCCCGTTTCGTGATCGCGCCCGACTCGTACTCGACGGGCAAGAGGCGCGCGGCATGCGCCCGCGTATCGCCGCGCCGGCGTGGCGAAGCTCGGTGCTTCAAGCGGCCGCCGTCGCGGCGGGAAACTCCCAAGTCAAGTGGTCGTTTCATCAGGCGACGGCGAAGGATGGCACGCCCGAGTCGCTCGCGATCGACGTGCTCGACGACGACTATCCGATGCCCTCGCCGCATCAAAGCGAATGGCCGGCACAGTTCCGCGCGTTTGTATTCTGGCTGGCGGCCCTGGCCGAGAGCCGGGGGCTCGAAACGGGCGGCGTGTTCGGGCTTCGCGGCGAGGAGCGCGAGGCGTGGCTCCACGCGATCCGCAACGCGGTCGAGCCCGTCGTATGGCTGGGTGCGATCGGCTGGGATCCCTGCCACGTCGAGCCGGGCGGAAACTTTACGACGGCGGCGGCGCGCGCCGGTCGGCGGCCGTGGGCGGAGGGATCGTAGTGTTCGGAGAGTGCGGCATCCTCGACGACGGCCGACGCGTGCTCGCGCCGTGGAACGCCGGCGGCGTGTACATTGGCGATCGGTTTTTTCCTGGCCCACAGGTACGCATGCCCGACGCCGTGCTCGACGCCTCGGGCCGGGCGTGGGTAGTCGGCAAGGCGCAAGCCGACATCGGCCCGATGCGCGGCGCGCTCGTGCTCTGTGAATCCGTCGGCGACTTCTGGCCGATCGTCAACGACAACGGCGCATCGATCCCGGCGTTCGGTGCGCGGTGCGTGATTCGAGCGGACGGGGCCGCCGGCGTGCGCGTGGGGATCGCCTCGGGCTCGCACTCATGGGCGAGCGTGGCCGTCGAATCGCTCACGGGGATCACGCGCCGCATGCACGTCGCCGAGATCGGCACGATCGCGGATGGCTCGGGCGCGAACGGCTTGCGCGGTTGGAGCGAAGTCGGTCGGCCGCTCCCGATGCTCCCGCTCGACGAGTCGTTGCTCGGGTATCCCGTGCGCGGAGCCTCGACGCTCAACGCGGGCGTGCAGATTGGCGCGGCCCTCGGGCCGGTGCCCGACTCGGTGCTCGTGGCGCGCGGGATGCGCGTCGGGACGTTGCAGAGCGGCGGCGTGGACTGGCAAGGGCTTCGGCTGAGCGCGAACGGCAAGTATTGGGCGGGCGTGCAATACGTCGGCGGCAAAGTGCACGGCGGCGCGGTGCCCGAGCTGCTCGATCCGGTGAAGCTCACGCCGATCTTGAAGGCGTGCGCGACGGCATGGATCTTCGCGTTCGGACGATACGGGCACGATCCGAGCGCGCCGTCGGACTGGACGATCGTCGTTGACGACGACACGCCGCCGCCGGATCGGCCGTTTCTGATCGCGCGGCTCGCCGACAAAACGAGCGCGGATCTCATCTTGAAGTACGCGCCCGTGTGGGAGCGCGTCGCCGGGATCTTCATCACAAACGAGAACGGCCGCGACTTGCAGCTCGAAGCAGATCGCGCGATCGGTCGAATGGACGCGTTGCGCCTCCCGCGAAAGCCCTTGCTTTCCTACACGGGTAAAAGCGTTGACGCGGCGATCGCGGTGAAAGAGATCCGATGGATCGGGATCGAGTGCTACCTCGACGCGGTGCACGGCGAGAGCCTCCTCGACGCCGAGCACCGATGGCGCAACGAGATCCAAAAAGCGATGAGCGCACGTCGTGCGATTGCGATCATCGGCGGCGCGTCGGGCGACGGCGGGCGCACGATCGCACAGCTTCAGCGGCTCATGCTGCGATACTTCGAGCTTGCGCGCGTGGCCGGCGCGGAGCTGCTGATCTGGTTTGCGTGGGGGCGGGCGCTCGGCGGGCGGGCGCTCGGGCTCGGGCAATATGCGGAGAGCGCACGACTCGCGACGACACCGATCCCGGTGCCCGCCGGCACGTGGCCGCCGGCACCGCCGCCGCCGATACCGCCGCCAGTGGATGAGGGCAAGCCGAAAATGACGTTTGCAGAGTCGCTCGCGTTGACGCGCCAGTGTGCCGCGAAGTGGCGCACGGTGTACGGCAAAACCGATCAAGAGATGGACGAAGGACAAGCGCATATATGGCTCTGGCGAATGCTCGTCGAGGGATGGTCGGCCGAGGCTATCCTCGCCGACATTTACAAACGCTGATCGAAGGCTCGAAGCGCTGGCGGCGGAAGTTCCACGCGCGCCGACGTGCGATCGATCTGATGCGCCGCGTGACGGCGGCCGATCTCTCGGTTCGCGTGACCGCGCTCCTCCTGGCGCTCGTGCTCCCGAGCTGTGGCGGCGGGCATCGGCCGCCGGTGGTGCAACCGCCGCCGTTCAACGAAGCGGCCGCGCGCGTGACGTGCGAGGGGATCTGGCGTGCCGAGCTGCAACGCGGCATCGATCCGTCGGGCCTCGCCGGTTGCCTCGCCGATCTCCGGCGCGGCGCGAGCGTCGCACAGATCACGGCGAACGTGCGGGCGAGCGAGGAGTACAAGCAATTGCACGCGCCGCCGCCGCCGGGCCGGCTCGGGCAAGTGCGCGCCGTCAATGCCGCGCTCGCCGACGACTCGGGCGGGCTCCTCGGGTATGGCACGTCGCTCTTTTGGGCGCTATGGGGCATCGAGCACGACGCCGATCGTCTCGACAGAAACCTTGCCGACGCGCGCGCCGCCGGCTTCGAGTACGTGCGCGTGCTGGCAACCGTCGGGCCGGGCGGCTGGACGGATCGCGCCGTGGATTGGAAGTCGCCCGGCTGGGCCGTGCGCGTGGCGGCGCTCACCGATCGCGTGCGCGACAAGTACGGGATGCGCGTCGAGTGGTCGCTCCTCGGGGGCAGCGCGACGACGAAGAGCGCCGGCGATCGCGAAGCGATGGTGCGCGCGTTCATCGCGGCGATCGTGCCGCGTCAGTCGAAAGTGTGGGCGATCGAGCTGAGCAATGAGGCGAACGATCTCACGTATCCCGAGGCGAAGAGGCTTGCCGGTATTCTCCGCGCCGCCGGCTTCTCCGGACTGCTTGCGATCACGTCGCCGACGACGGACGCATGCGACGATCAGGCGGCGTGGTATGCCGGCACGCCGGCGACGTTCGCGACGATTCACTTCTCGCGCGCGACGGATGGCGAGGGCGGCGCGTGGCGGCCGGCGCGGCAACCGTGGCGCGAGTCGCGCTTTACGTGCCCGAGCGTGCCGCATGCGTACTCGAACGATGAGCCTCGCGGCCCGCGATCGTCGGTCACGATGGAAGCCCGGCCCGAGCTGCTCGGCGCGGATGCCGTCACGACGTGGATCGCCGGCGTCTCGTCGTACACGTTTCACACGGGCGCGGGCGTGCGCGGCGGCGGCTTCGAGGATCTCCACGGCACGAAGCCCTACATTCCGAGGCCGGCAAATCTTCGCGACGTGGAGAACTGGACGGCGACGACGAACACGATCCGCGCGTTGCGCGCGCTCCTCCCGGCCGACGTGCCGAATTGGGCGAAGGGCTCCTCGCGGCCCGCGATGTTTGATGTCGAGTTCGCGAACGTCGAGCGCGTCTATTGCGCGGCGCAAGATGCCGGGATGAAGCCGGGCAGTCGCTTCGCGTGCTCGGCGGTGCACGTGCACGGCGTCGCGAAGCTCACCGCCAAGCGCGCGATGCGCGTCGAGGTCTACAGCACTCGCGATGCCGCGAAGGTGCAGAGCGTCGATCTCCCAAGCGGCGGCGCGCTTCGCCTCGATCCGAGCGCGCCCGGCGCGTTGCTCCTGGGGAGTTTCCAATGAGACGCACACTGCTCGCGCTCGCGATCCTCGTCGGGCTCGTCGCGCCGGCGGCCGCGCAAGAGTTCCCGCCGGAGCTGCCGCCGATTCAACCGTCGATCCCGCTGTTTTGGATGACGATCCCGGCTCCGGTGCTTGACTTGCCGAGCGCGCCTCCTGGCGAGCCGATCGACGTGATGTTGCTCGGGCCTTCGAATGTGTTCACGTCTCAGGCGGAGATGACGACGTATTGCGCGACGTTGCAAACGAACGCGAATAACGTCTATGCGGCCGATCCGTTGAATCCGACGCGCGTTCGGATCGTGGCGTGTCTCTACCTCGCGAACTACGCCGCGCCGAAAAACATGAGCACCGAGCTATCGCAGATCCAATCAAACCGACTCGGCGAATGCCCGACGTGCGTCCCGGCCGTGACGCGCGTCGTCGATGTCGCCGCACTTCGCGATCAGTACCACGCCGATCGCGTCTCGCTCATCGACACCGGCTCTGGATCGTGCGGCCTCGGATACATGAACGCCGCGAAGTTCGGTAAGACGTGGGCGTTTTCAGTTTTTGATAAGGCGTGCGGAGCCACCAATAGCAGTGCCTGGCACGAATGGGGGCACAACGACGGCTTGTGTCACGACGACGCAAACGCGAGCGGTTGCACGCCGGCGTTTCCATACGGGTACGGATTCTGCGATAGCGCGCATGGCCGCCGATCGCCGATGGTGTATCCGAGCCCGTGCGGCGGCACACGTGTCATCTTCAGCAACAAAGACAACACGACGACGTACGGGTACCCATTCGGCGATGCGACGCACGACGAAGCCGCCGTGCTGCGCTGGGCGATGCCGATCGAGGCGGCTTTCTATCAATCGATCGGCTCGGTGCCGATGCCAAGGGCAACCGGCAAACCCGTTCCGACTCAATAGGGGGAGGATCCGACAATGAAACAGGTTCGCATCGTGCTCGTGCTCCTCGTCGCGTTCGCGGCCCTGGCGTTCGCCAGTGGTACGAGCGAGGCGCAAGTGATCATCAATCCGACAAAGATCGTGACTCCGGCGAGCCCGGATCACAATGCGACGTTTGCCGGCGTGGCGATCGTCTCGTCGTATCAGCTCGTCTATCGAGACGGCACGACGGCAATCAATACGCAGGATTGCGGCAAGCCGACGCCGGATGCCGCCGGCAAGATCTCATGCACGATCCCGGCGGCGGTGCTCGCGGTGAAAAACAAGCAGCTCACCGTGCTCGTGAATACGATCGGCGACGGCGGGACGACTCCGAGCGTGGTATCGGATTTTTTCGGCTCGCCCGGCGCGCCGGCGGCGGCGGGAAAGCCGGTGCCGACGCCGTAGTGCATGCGCTCGGGCGCGCGTTCGTGTGGCTCTGGCGCGTGCTCACGTTGCAATGGATTCATTGAGGAGGATCGGCCAATGGCAGCGGATGATCTGAAAACCGTCGTACGCGCAACCGACGCGACAGGCGGATCGGGCGAGATCGGTACGGCGGGCACGGGCTCGACGGGCGCAACGACGGTATATGCGATGCCGGCGTGGAAGCTCGCACTCGTGCGCGCCGCGCGCGCGGGCTTGCAGTCATTCGCCTCGGTGCTCGGCGTCGGCGCAACGGGCTTGCCCGAGTGGATGCTCAACACGCCGTCGGCCGATTTTCTGACGAAGATCAAGCTCGCGGCTGCGATCGGCTTCGGCACGGCGGCCGTGTCGATCGTGCAGGATACGATCGAGTTTCTGAAGGGGATCGATCAAACGCATCCGCAATACCGCGCGTGATCGAACGACGAGTCGGCAACAACGAAGAGGAGGATCCAATGACGTGGTACGAACGGCTCACGCCGGCGCGCGTGTTTCTCACGGCCGCCGCGCTCATCGCGCTCATCGTGTTCGCGGCCGCCGGTTGCGCGGCACGCGGCGCGAGCTTTACGAAGTCACTCGCGATCTACGGATACAAGGCGGAGAGCGGGATCGAAGTGATCGAGCACACGGTCGCACAGCTCGAAGCCGCGCACGCGCCCGGCGTCACGACGGCGCGGGCCGCCGACGTGATGAAGCTCGCATACAAGGCGGGCGGCCTCGGCAAGCAGCTCGCCGACGCGCTCGAACTGTTCGACAAGCTTGGGAGCGCGGAGGAGCGCGCGACGAGTCAAGCGGGCATCCTGGCGCTCGTCGAGTCGCTCTCGGCGACGCTCGGCGAGATTCTCAAGATCGATCTCGGCGGGACGGCGGCACAGATCGCCGCGCTCGTCGGTAACGTGACGGGCTTGCTCGACGCGTTGAAGATCGAGATCGCGAAGTTCCACGCGGGAGCCTCGACGGGCACGACGGGCTTGCTCACGATGCCGGGGGCCGGCATCACAGTCGGCAACGGGATCACGTTGACAGAAGCGAACCTCGTCGCCGCGCACTGACGATCGCGCGCCGGCGCTCTCAACTCGGATCAACGAAAGGGCAATCGACAATGGGGATCAAGCTCAACACGATCGAGGAGCTACTCGCCGCGATCAACGGGATCGTCGGGCAAGCGAGCCCGCTCGTGCCGGTGATTAGCTTCGCCATTCGCGAGCTATGGACGATGTGGAAAGCTCGCAATCCCGACGGCACGGTGCAAGAGTTCATCGACGATCTACGCGAGAAGTCGGAAAGCAATCAGAGCTTCGCGGCCGCGTGGCTCATCGCGCACGGGTACGTGCTCGATCCGGACGGCGAGACGTGGATCGCGCCGCCGGCGGCCGACGGCTCCGATCCGGCCTCGGGCGGATAGGCGGCCCTCAGCACGCGCCGGCCCGAGCCTCGGGCTCGCCGGCGCGGAGCTGCACGATCGCCTCGTGGCGGGCCTCCTGGCGCGCCACAGCTACGGCCCGGCGGCGGCTCGCCCGGTGCCCTCTGGGCGGGCTGCTTACCTCAAGCCCGGCCGGTGCTGCCCGCCGCCGGGCCTGTTTCACGAGAAACGGCCCGGCCCTCCCACGCGAAAAGCCCTGCAATTTCAGCGAAAACACGCGTTGACACGGATCCCGGCTTTTGTATTACAATTGAGCCCGGTCGGCAGACCACGAACGGCAACGGCGACAACGAGTTAAGCGGAGGGACGCATCGTGAAGATCGAAAAGGCGTGGGACGGTAACGAGCTGGTGAACGATCGCGGCAACCGGGTATACATCTCGCGCGGGCGCTGGCAGTGGATCGTTGTGCTCGACAACGGCGAGATCGACTCCGCGCACGACTTGAAGCGCGAAGCTCTGGCGCGTGCTGAGCTGATCAGAAAAGCGGAGGCCCGTTAAGTGCGGCATCTCCGTTGGCGACTCAACGATCCGATCGAAGAGAACGACAAGCGTACCGGCGCACGCTGGACGCGCGTACACAAGTTCGTCGATGGCGACTCGCACACGTTGTGCGGCCTCGCCATTCCCGATCATCCGTATATGGCCGATTACGACGATGGCACTCCGGACGGCGCGCCGGTGTGCGATCGTTGCAAAACCGTCGCGCGCCGAGGAGCGTAACTAATGCGAGAAGCACTCAAGCAAGCGGCGGAGATCGTCGCGCGCGTTCGCGACGCCGGGATCGACATCCTCATCGACACGAGCGACGTGCGCGGGCGGCTCCTGGCGCGCGCGACGTTGCGCTTCGGCAATGGGCACTCGATCCTTTCGGGCTTCGAGCTGCGCGGCTTCGAGATTGTCGCCGGCAAAACGATCGGCATGCCGTACTCGGTGACGTGGCCGGCAAAATCGTACAGCGTCAACGGCATTGATCATTCGTATCACGTGCTCCGCATTTGGCGCGCGCCCGGCGACGCGGTGAAGCTCACCGAGGCGATCGCGGCGGCGTTCACGATTCAGACGGCCGCGACAGTGCACGAGAAGCTGTACGGCCGTAAGGCACGGTAAACGCGCTCCGGCAGAGCGCTCGGCAACGAAAGGCAACGAGGAGGACGCAATGAGAAACGCACGACAGCAAGCTTTCGAGACGGTGCTCGATGCCCGTCTCGTCTCGACACCGTTCATCGCCTACAGCACGCCCGACGCACAAGCGTCTCAGGCGGGCATCTACTCGGCCATCCTGGCGGAGTATCCACAGACCGACGACGAAGCCGGCACGAAGTACATTGAGCCGCCGGCGATTCAATGGGACGCCGTACGCGGCTTCGTGCCGCTCAACGACACGGGCAAGGCCGCGATCGCCGGCGTCGGCGGGAGCGAAGCCAACATCAACATCGTGAGCGCACTCGACAACGCGTTGCGCCTCCCGCCGCATACGCTCCTCTTCGTGCACAACGCTCACTTGCAATGGAGCACCGGCTCGGATCGCGTCGCGATGATACAGGGCGTCTGCAACCTCCGAGAGCGCTTTAAGGCGAAGTTTCGCACGCTGATGCTCTTCCATCGTGACGCGACGCTCCCGCTCGAACTGAGCGACGTGATGACGGTCGAGGAGCCCTTGCCCGGTTCTGAGGAGCTGGCGAACGTCGTCACGACGTTGTGCGACGCGGCGCACGAATCACAGCAAGTACCGAAGCCCGACGCCGGCACCGTCGCGAAAGCGGCTTCGGCCCTGGCGAGTAATTCGCTCTTCATGGCCGAG